TCAACGGGGCCGCATCCTACGACTACCTGGAAGGATCTCTCGCGGAGATAGTCTTGTATGAGCGGGTATTGTCTGATGACGAGCGGGCTTTCGTCCACTTGTACCTTCAGACTGCGTGGGGACTGCCATGACCGACAAAGCGAAGCCGAAGCCGAAGCCGAAGAATACCGTCCACATGCCATGCCGTGCCAAGCACGACATCACGGGCGAGTCCAACTGCCCAGGCACGGAAGCCGTGGTGGTGTCTACGGTGAACATCCCCGGCGGCGGGAGACGAGCCACCTATAAGTGTCTGACGTGCGGCAAGGCATACGCGATCTCGTTCTGAGACCATCTATAGTGTGCCGGAGATCGGCGGGAAGCGTATAGGCCGACGTGCGGTACACGTCGGCACTGCTGTTTCATGGGCCTCGGGCTCGCCAGGAGGTCGGACAGCAGCTTCCCCGAATCGGCCGCTGTGTTGGCGGTCCCTTCGGAGAAGAGGGGCTCAAGATCGATGATGCCCGTTCGATCATCGCGTTGATGCAGTCGGCAACGGTGGGCGATGAACCGGGGGCGTTTATCGTGGGGCCCTTGGACCTGGCACAGCAGAACGCGACGGACGTGTTGCTGAAGGTCATCGAGGAATTCGATCCCGAGGTCGTGCGTCCTGTTCTGTGGGCTAACGATTTGGGTGCGATTTCCTCGACCATCCGATCCAGGTGCATCCACAGATGGTGCCCAGGGCTGGAGGAACACGATGAAGAGATGCTGGCGTTTGCGCTGGATCTGGTGAAGGCGGCTGTAGATAAGGATCGAGCACGCGCCATCGAATTGCTTCGGGAAACCAAGGCGTCGCCGGGAGACATCATCGATGCCTGTGTGCGTGCGATGTCTCTCGACCCAGATCAGATGAGCGGAAAGCGCTACATGTTTTGGGAACGGTTGCGGCGGTTAGGTGGTTATCGGTACGTGGGGAAGAATGAGATTCTGGCTGTGTTCGCGGGAGGCTGACATGAATCCAGAAGCCTATACGTTTTGGCGAGAGTATCCTGTTTCGGTCACGCGGTCCCTCTGCTGGAACAAGGAGTGGACGGCGCGGTTTGTGACACCCTCTTCCTTCGGACGAGAGATCTCCGCTACGTCGCGAATGAGCCCCGACGATGCGCTTCTCAAACTCAAGAAAGTGGTTCTGTCTGAGCCGTGCAAGCCGTTTGTTGAGGAGTGGTTCGCGAAGCAGGCGGATTGGGAACCTTATCGGCAGGACCATATTCGGCGCTCATGTCCTGGCTAGACCCTCCGCCTGTTGTGCTCATCTCGGGGGCGCAGGATTTCATGCAACACCGTGAGATTCAGAAAGCCGTCGCGGCGGCGGCGCGCTCGGGTCGTCGGGTTGAGTACATCAAGGGATCGGACAAGCAGCAGTTGACTCGCACGCTAGGTGCGGGAAGTCTCTTCAAGGACAAAACTCTTGTCATCGTTCGTGAGCCCCAAAAGGCGGACGCAGATCTGCTCCTGAAGCACCACCACAGCGGGTCCAAAAAGATCTGCCTGGTTTTGGATCATCGAGGCGATCTCAAGGCCAAGGGGAGTTTGGCGACCGTTGCAAAGACGCTCCCCAACGAGGTCCACATCCGTTTCGAGGCGATCCCGGCCTGGAAACAGGGGCAGCATGCAGTTGGATTCGTAGTTGCCGAGGCCAAACGTCGGAAAATTCGGCTGAGCGAAAAACTCGCCCAAGTTATGGTCCAGGCGGCTGGAATTGACGTGGGGATCCTGGCTTTTGAGGTCCAGAAAATTGCCGCCCTACTCCATGCTACGGGCGGCCAAGAAGTGCAGGCGGCGCACTTGCGGCTGACGCTCTCCACGCTCTCTCAGGTGGGTGCCATCGCCGTGGCCGATGCTCTGGGTGCTATGCACCCGTCACGTCTTGTGAGGGCTCTCGCGGCCATGAGGAGGACGCATGCTGGAGACCCCACGATGAAGGCGTGCGGGCTGCTCGCACGCAACGTCTCGCAGTGGCTCCATGCGGCTGCACTTCTCGGACAAAAGGCTGAGATCGAAGAAATTTCCGCACGTCTCAAGTTACACTCCTACGTTTGCAAAACGAAAGTCGTTCCGGTGGCGCAAAAGTGGGGCGAAAAAAGTCTGGCGAGACTTTTAACCTCCCTCGGAGAAATTGAGAGAGGGGTGAAGTCGGGTCACGTTAATTCTTGGGTGGAATTGGAGTGCGCACTTCTCAAGGCTATACAAGAGCGCACACACCCGGTACAGTGACGTGGCTCGTTTGTCGGTCTATACCCTGTCCTTGGTTGCGCGCAACCATGCTCCGGGCATGTCGGTCGCGACAACGACACACACAGGTGAGTGAGGGTTCCTGATGCTGCAACAGAGGCTTCCTGACGACTGTGTTCCTGTGCCTTCTAAGAAGAAGCCAACCAACGGAGCGCGGCCTCCGGGTGAGGCACAGCAAGCGCACGTCGAGGCGGTTCGTCCGACGTATACATTCGCAGAAGTCATGGAGGCTTCGCTTGCATACTTCGGTGGTGACGAGTTGGCGGCTAACGTGTTCGCCACGAAGTACGCGTTGAAGAACAACGCCAACCAGTATGTCGAGAAAACTCCTGAGGACATGCATCGTCGGTTAGCGCGCGAATTCGCACGCGCCGAGGCGAAGTATCCCAACTCGCTGTCAGAGGAGGAGATCTTCGATCTCTTCGATCACTTTCGCTACGTCGTGCCGCAAGGATCGCCCATGTCAGCGATCGGGAACCCATACAGGTATCAGAGCGCGAGCAACTGCTACGTCGTGCCGCCACCGTACGATTCCTACGGTGGAATCTTCGTGACGGACCAGCAGCAGGCACAGATCATGAAGCGTCGTGGTGGTGTCGGTTTCGACATTTCTACGTTGCGTCCGAAAGGACAGCCGACCACCAACGCAGCCGAGACCACGGATGGCATCGGCGTGTTCATGGAGAGGTACTCGCGAACGTGCAAGGAGGTTGCACAGTGTTTGGCGGCTGGTACTCTGGTTCTCACGTCTAAAGGACTCAAGCCGATTGAGCGGATTCAACAACGCAGTGACTTGGTGTGGACGGCCGAGGGTTGGAGAAGGGTTGCGAAGGTACTAAAGAACCGGAAGTCGGTGGTTCAGGTTCGAACGTCTCGCGGATTGGAGGTCTGGGCTTCGGGGGATCATGTGTTTCACAGCATGAGTGGTGAGATTGCCGTGGGTGAGATGATGGTTGGCGATCCCATTACAAATCTGTTAGGGGAGGGCTGGGAGGGGAGTGCGATTCCGTTGGAACCTCCGTTTATGGGCATGAGCGGGAACAGGCTGAAGAGGTGGCGTTTTCCTTCCACGCTAACTGCGGAGTTGGCTTATTTGGTTGGGCAGTTTTGTGGGGATGGTTGTGTGGAGGTAGCTGAGAAAAAGATCACAACAAACCACTGTGTCAGCGTGGCTTTGTCTAACGATTGGCCGGAAGTAACCGAGAAGGTTACAACGCTTGTTGAGCGTGTCTTTGGGTACTCTGGGCGCCTTAAACCCGGAGATGGGGACCTACAGCGACTGCGGATTTCTTCAGAACAGATCTACTTGTTTTTGACTGTTAATGGTCTTTTTCAGAGAGAGCCTGAAGTTGCGTTTCCTCAGTGTTTCCTTCGGGCGAAACGGGAAGTCTTGGCTGCTTTCGTTGCTGGATACTTTGATGCGGACGGCTATGCGTCCGGCTCGAAGAAGGGCTACAGTTTTAGCTCCACTTCTCGGCGTTTCTTGACTACTCTTAAGATTGTTTTGGCCGCGTATGGAATTGCGACGAGCTGGCATGAAGAGGACAGGTCTGAGAAGGGTTGGAAAACTCTTTATTCGGCCAATGTGGTGGGGGCTTCTAGTCAGCGTCGGTTCATCGAGTTTCTTGGCGGACAGAGTGTGAAGGTGGCTTCGCTCGGGTTTGTAGCCAAGCGCGATAACGTGTTGTCAATTTTCAATGCTGCTGACTTGGGCGTCCGATATAGCAAGTTTGCATACTGCCCCGATCCGTCTCACCTTCTTTCGCGAAACACCCTCGATCGTCTTGCTGTAGAGGGTGTTGATATTCCGTCGTGTGCGATGAGAATGTCCAACGACGAGATTGTACAGGTGGTAGAGGGGGGAGAGGAGGAGACCTACGATCTCGTTCTTGATGACACTCATCTGTTTTTCGCTAACGGATTGTATGCCCACAACAGCGGTCGGCGCGGCGCTTTGATGATTACGTGCGATGTTCACCACCCCGAAATCATGACGTTCGTTCGCATCAAGAACGAAAAGACAGCGTGTCGGGCGTGTGGACATGAGGAACGAACGAAGGTTACGCACGCGAACATCAGCGTGCGGCTCTCCGACGAATTCCTGAAGGCAGTCGAGGAGGGCAAGGAGTACCATCTCCGCTGGCCGTGTGACGAGAAGGAGAATCCGAAAATCGAGGGGTGGCTGGATGCTCGCGAGGTCTGGGCGGAGATTATGAAGGGGGCTCGCGACAGCGCCGAGCCTGGGCTTCTCTTCTGGGACACCATCCTGCGCGAGAGCCCGGCCGACTGCTACGCTGAGGAAGGTTACCGGACGGTCAGCACGAACCCGTGCATGACGGGAGATACGCTTGTGGCGGTTGCCGACGGTCGCGGATTTGTGTCATTTGAGACCTTGGCGGATGAGGGGTGCGATGTCCCCGTGTACGCGTGTGGAGAAGAAGGGCGCATTGTCATCAAGATGATGCGGAATCCGGGGATTAGTGGTCGTAAGCCAGTCTACAAGATCAAGCTAGAGGATGGCACGATTTTCCGTGCGACAAAAGAGCACCAGTTCCTTCTCCGTGCGGGGGTCTACGCTTCAGTAGATGAATTGATGGTGGGGGATAGCCTTCATGTAGGTTATCGGTACGAGGCATCCATTAAAGATCGCTGGCCTAAGAGAGATAAACGAGGTCAGGATTACTTGTGGCTGCGAAATTGCAACCGATCCTATTCTCGTGCAGAACATCGGATGATTTGGGAATTTGCGACTGGGAAAGAAATCCCGAAGCATCACCGATTGCCGCTAAAGAGGAGCTTGGACAGGCGTATTGCTTACGCGAAATCGGTGACCGATCTTCCGTTGGTTGTCGAGGGTCGTGAAATCTTGGTTCGTAAGACTTGTCCACAGTGCGGCAAGAACTTTTCCTTGCCGCTGACTCGAAGAGGACAAGAGTGTTGTAGCAGCGCTTGTCAGAATTCGCGCCGTGCGCGTTTGGAGGGGTTCCGAAAGAAGCATTTACAAGGGGTTCGCACAGGACATCGAAAGCGAATGCGTTGTGTTCGCGACGAGCAGCTCAGAGTATTTACAGCAGTGCAATTCCGGTTGGGGCGTGTTCCTTACAGAAGAGAGTGGGAACGGAGCTGCTCAGAAGAAGGCGTGCCTTTCAATATCCGAAAAAGCAATGTTAACGGCTTTCGGAGCTATGCTGCCCTCAAGGAGGCCGCGCAGAACTATAATCATCGCATTGTCTCCATTGAGGAAGACGGAACCGCGGATGTGTACAACGGTGCTGTTGATGGGGTAAGCAATTATTATATCGGGGGGGTGGAGTCTCTTTCTAAGTATGGTAAACCGCAACGGGTTCTCATCAATAGCCATAACTGTGCAGAGATTCCGCTGTCCGCGAACGCAGATTCGTGTCGTCTGCTGGCGCTCAACCTGACGAGTTTCGTTTCCGATCCGTTCACGGACCAGGCCGCATTCGAGTGGGAGAAATTCCGCCAGGTCGCCAACAAGGCTCAGCGGCTCTTAGACGATCTCGTTGACATCGAGCTAGAGCTAGTGGAGAAGATCCTCGCCAAGATTGACAAGGATCCAGAGCCCGATTGGGTCAAGGCCCCGGAACGAATGTTGTGGGAGGAGACCCATAAGGCTGGTCTCACCGGGCGTCGTACTGGCCTGGGGATCACGGGACTTGGCGACACGGTTGCTATGCTCGGGGTTCGCTACGGGACAGATGAGAGCATCGAGGTCGTGCGGGAGATCTACAAGGCGTTGGCGGTGGGTTCGTATGAGGCATCTGTAGAGATGGCAGGAGAACGCGGTTGTTTCCCGATCTATAACTACGCCAAAGAGAAGGACCATCCCTTCATTCAGCGCATCATGGAGGCGGGCGGTCCTGAGTTGCGGATGCGCTGGGAGCAGAACGGGCGGCGCAATATCGCCAATCTCACGACGGCTCCCACGGGGTCCGTTTCGATGATGACCCAGACTACGAGTGGGATTGAGCCTCTCTACAAGGCGCTTTACACGCGCTCAAAGAAGATCAATCCCAACGATCAAGGCGCTCGGGTCGATCGCGTCGATAACGAGGGGGTCGCGTGGCAGGACTACACAGTTAGCGAGCACGGGTTCCGCAAGTGGAAGGAAGTCACCGGCAAGACCGACGATGATTTTGAAGAGAGTCCCTACCACATGGCTGAGGCTGAATCGATGGATTGGCAGCAACGTGTTCGGCTACAGGCGGCAGCGGGTCAGTACGTTGATCATGCAATCTCCAGCACGTTGAATCTGCCCGAAACCGTCACGGTGGAAGAGGTAGAGAAGATCTACACCGAAGCGTGGAAGGCGGGGTGCAAGGGCATCACGATCTATCGCGAGGGTAGTAGGGAAGATGCTCCGATCAAGAAGAAGTCGGCGTTTGTGCAGCACAATGCTCCCAAGCGGCTGGAGAAACTTGCCTGTGACATCCACCGCTCACGGGTCAAGATTGGTGAAAAAGAGTATACCGATTGGATGATTCTCGTTGGTCTGTACGACGGCAAGCCCTACGAGATCTTCGGTGGCTTCTCGGAAAACATCGAGATCCCGAAGAAGATCACGCAAGGCGTGATTGTCAAGCGGTCTTTCAAGGATGGTGGGAAGTACGATCTTTGGTACGGGGATGAGGACGACCCCAACAAGATCAAGAACATCGTGAAGATGTTTGACAACCCGCAGCAAGGGGACTTTACGCGCATCCTCAGCCTGTCGTTGCGCCACGGTGCTCCTGTTCAATTCATCGCGGAGCAGCTTGGGCGAACGGCCGACGCAGATATGTACGATTTTGCCAAGGTGATTGCCCGCGTGCTGAAGAAGTACATCGCGGACGGGACCGAGGTTAAGGCCGTGAAGGTCTGCCCTGATTGTGGCGGGAAGGGCACGATGGTCTACCAGGAGAATTGCCCGCGATGCAGGCAATGTGGTAGCACCAAGTGCGGGTAGCTGCCCATCTATCGCCTCGATACTTCGCCTGTTGGGCGTAGTGGTAGGTGAATGGTCAAGGCCAAAGCACAGGTCGTTGTGTTGTCGGGAGTCTTTTACCGGCAAGACGACAATCTGTTGGTTGCGGACGATGAGCTTGGAACTGTCTCGGTAGAGAAGGCCCTGGAGCCGATGCTTGGGGAGACGGTGACTTTCGTTGCTCACCACTGCCCTCCCGATCCGCCGCTCCCAGACCGTTGGGGTGGTGGTTGTTGTCTGGAGGAACCGTCTGGGCATTGTCATGTGGGGCACCACGACCGACCCAACTACTTGTACGAGGTCAACAGCAAGGGCGTGCTCCGGTACGATGCTGGGGAGTGGTCGCTCACGAAAGAGGATGGGTCGAAAGTCAGGCTCTATTTCGACTTCCTCGTCGGGCACCAGAGCCAGATCGTCGCAACCGTGTTGCCGGACCTGGAGGAGCTTACGGCCGAGATTGAGGACGACATGAAGAACCCCTCCATAGAGCGTCTTCAAGAGAGGATCGGCCAGTTGCGTGACTTTCTGTCGATGATTCAGAAAGAGAAGGACGAGTTGAAGCCATGAGAACCTTAATGTGGACAGTCCGCCATCGTATCTACAAGTGGAAAGAGAATGCGTTGTTTTGGGTTGTCTGGAAGCTTCCGAGACGGCTCATTGAAGTTGCTGTCGTGCGGGCATGGGCGAATGCCACCACGGGACCGTTTTCACACGAGCTTTCCTGTGGAGTTTCGTGTGATGAAGTGTTGCGGCGATGGATGTGTGGTGTAGGTGGCGATCCCCATTCGAGCACTGTGTCCTACTAGATGACGGAGTACTACACAGGCCGAGTCCATTCGGTCATCTTTGAGAACGCAGGGCAAGCGTTCTACATTCTCAAGATCAAGATCGATGATGCGGATGATGCTGGTCCGGCCAGCCGCAGCTTCAGGCGTGAGAGGGATGATCCAGCAGAGGACTATTCTCCCCTTGCCGGAGCGCTGGTGACAATTCGAGGCAACATCCCCGGTCTGAATGTGGATGTCGGTACGTGGTTTGGGTTTGAAGGCAAATGGGTCAAGCACCCGGAGTACGGACGCCAGATCGAGATCACGCGCGCCCCTGTCATCCGAGGTCCCTGGACGGTCTCCACGATCAAGAAGATCCTGAGCGCGCACGGAGTGGGTCGTCTGACTCTTCAGATATTGTCCGACCACTTCGGCGACGAGATGGAAACCGCTCTTGGAGATGCCGAGCGGCTGCAAGAGGTTCGAGGCATCGATCAGTTGTCAGCCGAGCACATCGTTTCGCGGTGGCAAGCGGTCAAGGCGATGTTCCAGGCACTCAGCTTCCTGAGCGAGTTTGATTTGCCGAAGGTGAAGATTGATCGGGTGTGGAGCCTGTTTGGAGATCGCGTGGAGCAGGTGCTCGCGGAGGATCCGTGGAGTCTTGTTCAGATCGACGGGATCGAATTCAAGCAGGCAGACGAGATTGCCATGCGCATGGGGCTGTCGTTGGATTCGGACAAGAGGATTCGAGGCGCAGTGCTTCACATGGTGAAGAGTCGGCGGGGGATGGGGCATCTGTACATGCTTTCGGGTGATCTCTTTGCTGCGGTCAAGGAGATCATTCCCAATGTGACGACCGAGCAAATCGCTCACACGCTCAAGGCGTGTCACCAGGAAGGCGCGGTCACCCTCGACCGCAAGACCAAGCCCGGAACGGTAGCCATCTACGAGCCGTGGCCGTTTCTGATCGAGGATGAGTCGGCAAAGCTCCTGGTAGAGAGGATGGAGCGCGCGCAGATCTGCGGAGAGGACATTCAGGAATACACCAAGAGGCTAGGAGAGGTTGGAGTCAAAACCGCCGAGCACGCAAAAGAGAACCCGCTGGATCTTGAGGGCACTGCGAAGCTAGCTCTGGACGAATGGACGGGCGGAAGCAAGGTGTCGCTGGAGCGCCTTCAGATGCAAGCGGCCCTCAATGCGCTTATTCATCCGGTTTCCATCATTACGGGGTCACCTGGAACGGGAAAGACGTTTTGTCTGCGGACGGTCGTGAGGGTTTTGCAAGACGCAGGGGTGTCGTTCTTGCTCGTTGCGCCCACGGGGATTGCTGCCAAACGTGTCCAGTCTGTTACGGGCTCGGAGGCGTCCACGATTCACAGGGCATTTCAGGCACGTGGGATTGATGGGGAGGACGATCGCGAGTCTACATACGCGGGCATCGTCGGGACCAGCGAAGGAGCGTCGGGCGACGGGTCTGGAGAGCTTTGGGGCTACGATGAAGGATCGCCCCATCCTGCCGAAGTGCTCATTGTGGACGAGTCCTCGATGGTTGATCAGCACTTGCTGTACCGGATCCTGTCTTGCACGCAGAAGAAGTGTCGCATCGTGTTCGTGGGAGATGCGGCGCAGCTTCCCCCGGTAGGCCCCGGCAACGTGCTGCGGGACATGATTGCTACCGAGTTGTTTCCCGTGACGAGACTGACAGAGATCTATCGTCAGGAGGACACGTCGGACATCGTTCTGGCAGCGCACGCGATCAACAGCGGCGAGATCCCACAACCGACTCCAGGCAAGACGGACTTTGCTCTGTTTGAGATCCAGACAGAAGAGAAGGTGCTGGAGACGTTGCTGGCTACCGTCATGAAACTCTATGACAAGCACGCCAACTTCCAGGTGCTCAGCCCACGTCATGCTGGGACTCTCGGAGTCACGAACCTGAATTCGCGTATCCGGGGTTTGCTCAACCCCAAACAGCCAGGTCTGCGAGAGATGCGGTTGGGGGCGGAGACGGTTCGTGAAGGTGATCGGGTGATGGTGGTCAAGAACAACTATCAGTACGATATCTTCAACGGCGACGTGGGTAAGATTGTGCGTCTGGACCGGAAGAAGAAAGAAGTCAAGATCAGGATTTGGGGACCGCCAGAGACGGAGGTTTTCCTCCCGTTCCGCACGGCATCCTCACATCTCCGACTGGCTTACGCGATCACGTGTCACAAATGTCTCCACCCCGACACTTTGGTGGAGACAACCAAAGGGCTTCTTCCGATTGCTTCATTGCCGGGGGCGGGAATGGTTGGTGCGCCAGGAGGCCCGAGGGCCTACGAACGGAAGGTCGTCAACCCAGAAGCTCCGATGCTGAAAATCACGACCAAAGACGGCTACTCCGTCAGCGTTACTCCAGACCATGGCTTGGATGTTTGGGATGCTGAGACGGAAACCTATGAGCGGAAGGTGGCTCAGGGGATCAAGATCGGGGATTTTCTGCGATTGCGAATGCGGCCGGAGCTAGATGCCATTGAGCCGGCCGTGTTACCGTCTCCTCCGCAAGAGACGGACGTTCGGACTCGGTTGTATTCGGTCCCGTCTGTACTCAACAACAGCGGCGCGGAGTTTTTGGGGTTGTTTGTGGCTGACGGTACGCTTTCCCCCGCAGGGTTTCGTTTGGCCAAGAGGCACCGAGAAGTGGTGGATCGGTTTGCTGAGCTTTGTCGGGAGCTATTTGGTGTGGAAGCGTCGCGATTCCACGAATTGGGAGCGTACCATGCCGAGGTAAGCTCCGTTTTCCTATCCCAATGGTTGTCCCGACTTGGTGGGTTGCTGCCGCACGCGAAGGATGTTCCTTCTTGTGTCTTGCAGTCTCCGGTGGAGGTTCAGCGGTGGTTTCTACGTGGGTTGTTTGAGGATGGGTCGGTGCATCTTCGTTCGGGTGACCCTACGAAACTCGATCACATTGAGCTGGCCAGTAAGTTTGCAGGAGTGCGGGAGAAGGTTCGGGTGCTTCTTTTGCGTATGGGTATCATTGCTGGAAGAACAACGAGCCGCACCCCTTCTCTTCAGCTTTACGGCGTTAATGCCAGAAAGTTCGGTGAGGAAATTGGTTTCATCACACGTGAGAAGCAAGAGAGGGCGAGATTGGCGGTGGGGCCGGAGCGCTATGTTTTTCCGTGTAGCAGGAGGTTAGTCAAGGCTCTGCGTGCAGAGTTGGGGTCTCGGGTTCCGTTGCCGGTGTATCGGAATGGCATCAATAGGGGGTGTATCAGCCGACATGCAGCCGCCGAGATCTTGAAGTACTCGACAGGGACACAGGCCCAGCGGGAGTTGGCTTCGTTTTTGGAGGACCACCATAGTGTGGTGGCGTCGGTTGAGCCTTGCGTCTCTTCTTCTGTCTGTGTCGAAGTGCCGGACGGGCATCGTTTTCTACAAAATGGGTTTTACGGGTGGAACAGCCAGGGCCAGGAGTACGATGTCATTCTGATGCCCTGGGTCAGCGGTTTCCGGCGTCAGCTACAGCGCAACCTCATCTATACGGCAATTACGCGGGCTCGCCGGAAGGTCTGCCTTTTTGGGCACCCCACGGCGTTGGCGCGGGCTGTGGGGAACAGGGAGGTCGATACGCGGAACACGCTCTTCCCTGACCGGCTAATTGCGCTCGCTGGGTGCTCAAGTGAGGCGGCCGAGGCGTAAAGGAGTGTGGAATGGCTGCCGACGATGAGCTAAGGGAAGTCCTATCTTCGATCAGACGGAAGCTGCGTATCACGAAGGTCGTGGCAACTCGGGCATACAAGCACCGAGACGGTGATTCGTTTGCGGGCTTTGCTGCCGCCTGGGAATCCATACAGGATGATGCGGGCGGCCGAGGCGCCGACGTGATCGGAGTGCTTGAAGACGATGATCGGATAGCTGCACAGGGGATGACCATGTTTGAAGCCCGAATTGCTCATCTGCTGGTGGCGATGCAGGCTGACATTGCCGCGACCGAGGCGGCGATGGCTGGCGGCGGGATTGGTCCCGAGGTGTGTCAGGCGCGGGTTCGGATGTACAAGAACAACTATGCCAAGCTGATTCGCGACTTGCTTAGTCGAGGAAAGAATGTCGGAAGCAGCGACGACCATGAGTAGCGATCTCGTACCGGACAAGCCCGTTGTTGATGAGGCCCGGATTCGGCGCATCCACAAGGAGCTTCGCTCGATGCCCGCCATCGATCTGGACGCCGATCCTCTGGCGGTTGGGCCGAAGGCGATGAATAACAAGAAGGCCGCGATCAGCAATCAGCTTCGGCGCTGTACGGCGTTGCAATTGCAGCTATTGGAAGATCGGGGCTGGTTCGAGCACGAATTGGCTCGTGAGAAGGGCAAGTACGAGATCGCTTACACGGATTTGCTGGCGCACAATCCACATGTTCGTGCTGGGCGAAGCACGGCCGACCGCGAAGCCGCAGCCAGGGTGATTTTGGCCGAGTCGGTCGTGCGAATCAAAGAGCTAGAGCTTTCGGTCGAGGATCTGGAGAGGCTGCTCGTTGCTGTCAAGACCAAAGTGACTGATCTGCGGAACAAGCAAGCCCAGTTACGAGACCAGTTGAAGATCTGCGAGCACGAATTGGGGCTCGGGGCTCATTGGGGGCAGCCCACCGGAGCGGCCTATCCGATGTCAAAACCCGAAGCTGTCACGGCTGACGATGTTGCTGTGGTCGATGACCTGATTGCCCAGGTTGATGCCGCGGACAATGGCGATTTGGAGGAGGAGTCGGAGGAGTCGGAGGAAGAGGAGTCGGAGGAAGAGGAGCCGGAGGAAGAGGGGTCGGAGGAAGAGGGGTCGGAGGAAGAGGGGTCGGAGGAAGAGGGGTCGGAGGAAGAGGGGTCGGAGGAGTCGGAGGAAGAGGAGCCGGAGGAAGAGGGGTCGGAGGAAGAGGGGTCGGAGGAAGAGGGGTCGGAGGAAGAGGGGTCGGAGGAAGAGGAGCCGGAGGAAGAGGGGTCGGAGGAGGAACCCGAGCTAGGGCACGAGTCAGATGTCATGTCACAGTTGGATGAGGATGGCAGGACATTGTTGGACGCGCATGCGGAAGAGGATATTTTGCCCTCGACCACGACGGCTGAGGAAGTGGACACCTTTCTGGAAGGTCTCGATGTGGAGGATGCCGAGCCCGAGCCGCCCTCGGACCCAGGCAGCATCGATGTCGATACGATTCTAGAGGGTCTAGAGTACGACGATTAGGGCCATCTATTGCCATCAATCGCCTGACGGGCGGGGTATGGTCAATCGTTGGCCCGGTTCCTTGTACTGTTCCAAAGGAAACCACAAACCCAGTGCCGGGCCACGGTCAAGGAGAAAGCACATGAGTGACGATGCGTTTTTTGAGTTTGGCATCGGGCAGAATGACGACAAGGTGGGCAAGAAGATCGCTCGCTTCAGCGCCGAGAAGCGTACCTATCGGATTGGGTTTTCCCATTGGGATGGGGCGGAGAACGAGAATCTCGATGAGGCCATGAAGACGCTCCTCAAGTCGATGACGACGGAGGACGAGGCTGAGCCTGCAACGCCGAAATTCATCGGTGCCCCGCGGCACTACAAGCCTGGCGTCGGTTATTTCCTTCACAAGGGGCCGGAGTATGCGGAGATCTCTGGTGAGCCGCCCAAGACCTACGTGGCAACCATCATCATCGTCTGGCCAACCGACCCGCAGGGGAATGTGACGAAAGAGTCTCTGTCTCGGATGCCCGACTTGTATCCGTGGGTGATGAGTAAGGACAAGTACCAGCCGATCTCGGCGGCTCATCGCCAATGGCCTTTCGGGGACCACGACCTGATGGCTACGTGTACCGACACGCAGTATCAGAAGATGGACTTCTTGCCTGCAAAGACCAGCCTGTTCCGTTCGCTCATCGAGCGGGCTCTGGGCGATGAGGTTCTGGAGGCAGAGTTTGGTACCAAGACCAAGGGCGATCCCCGTGCGCCGGACAAGCGGTCGCGGGAAGTGATCGAGCACATTCTCGCCATGACGCGAGAGATCATGGCGGACTTGCGCAACTTCATTGCGCGTGACATGACGCTCGATCAGATTCGGGAGCGGTTGGGACAGCAGACGGCTTCTCCTACCGGAGTCTCTGCACCTGCGGCCGACACAGAGATCGACGGGCTGCTGGGAGACATCTTGGAAGAATAGGCGTCCGTATGCTCGTGCTCGGGCTGGACCCTTCGTTGACCAATTTCGGCTGGGTCGTTCACGACACCGAAGCGAAGGGGAAGGCCCGAGTCGTTGGGCGAGGGCGCTGGTCAACACCAGCCAAGATGGAATTCATTGACCGCTACACGCAGATGCGGGAATGGCTCCGTGAGAAGATTCAGGAGTACCGGCCAGACCACATGGGGATCGAGTACCCCGTGTTCCACGATCTCTGGTCAGAGGGGATGTATGGTCTGTTTTTGTTCTCCTGCGAGGCCATCAAGAGCGAGAAGCAGGATGTGGTGTTCTTCTCTCCAGGGCAGACGAAAGCACATGCTCGTTTGTTTCTCAAGCGACCACGGGTAGCCGGACGACTGTGGAAGATGGTGAAGGCTGACATGCGTGAGGCTGCCAAGGAGGACACGGGAGGTAAGGGCCGATGGTCTAGTGATGAAGCAGATGCCTATTGGGTTGCACGGACGGCGGGCCGGTTCTGGAGTTTCTGGGAAGGGATTTTGAAGGAAGAGGATCTCACGCCCGCCGAGCGTGAGCAGTTTCTCAAGATCCACACGTTCAAGCGAGGAAAGCGGGCTGGCGAGGTCGTCAAAAAGGGCATCATCCATCGCGAGGATGAGCGGTTTTTCCTCTGGTCTGCGTAGGAGATCGTCGTGTCTAAGAAAACCAAGAAAAAAGTAGCGAAGCGGACCAAGGTCACTGCTAAGCAAGGGAGCGCGGTTCAACGAGCGACCACGTTGATCGATGATACGCTCAAGACGCAAGAATGGCGCGTGGTTGACGTCCAGTCGCTTAAGGAGTCGCTGCCCTACATTCCCACGGGCAGCATCGTCATCGACTACCTCATCGGAGGTAAGCAGAACGACCACGGAGTCGCTCCGTGTCCTGGGATGCCTCGAAAGCGCATCATGCAGTTGTACGGGCATGAGGGAAGCGGTAAGACGACTCTGGCTCTCAGCGTCGCAGCTTCAGCCATCGCCAACGGCGGCACTGTGTGTTTCATCGACTACGAGAACGCCATCGTGCCCCACTACGCTGCCGCGCTGGGCGTCCCTATCGGAGACAAGAGTAAGTTTGTGTTGGCTCAGCCTACATCTCTCGACATCGGCATGACGATTGCCTACGCGATGGCGAGAGAAGGCGTTGATCTGGTAGTGTTCGATTCGGTGGGTGTTGGTGTTCCGCAGAAGGTTCTGGACAGCGATCTCAAGGACGTAGCGGAGCTTGGGCAGATTGGATTGGTGGCGGCTATGTGGTCGAAGTATCTGCCTAAGCTGCGTAGCGTGGCAGGCAAGACAGGCACGGCTCTCATTGGCATTGCTCAGCTTCGCACGAAGATCAACACGGCGGGTGGTAAGGGTGCTACCGGAGACACGATCCAGGGCGGAAGAACGTGGGGTCATCAGTCTGATCTGCGGCTCAAGCTGACGCGTATCCAAACCGAGAAGGCAAAGGCTGTCAATCCGCTGACCAACCAGATACAGGAACGGGTCATCGGTGCTGTAATTAAGGCGAAGCTCGAAAAGTGTCGTGTCAGTGCTCAACAAGGAAACGAGGAGACTCTCTACATTCGGCATGGCGAGGGCTTTGACGACTACCGGACCCTCATTGAGATTGGGATTGCGCATAATCTCGTCCACAAGGGAGGCGCTTGGTTGGAGTGGAGCAGCCCCAAGGGCGACACGAATGTCAAGACTCAAGGCATGGACAAGTTTCGGCGGCAGATGATGGCGGAAGAAGGTGCGATGCAGACGCTTTACGATCAGGTCATGCCGTACCTGGGATCTACGGTTACGCCTGTAGTGGATGACGACGATCTTGTGTATGAGGGGGATGATGGCGATGACGACCTAGATGAGTTGACTGAGATGCTTGCGAACGTGAGTGCGCCGGGGACCGCACCGGAGCCCGAATCTGATACCGAGGCGTAATGCTTCACATTCGGGTTCGCAACTTTCAGAGCATCAAGGATGCGACCGTCGTCATCGACGGGTTCACGGCTCTCACCGGCACGAACAACGCAGGCAAGTCGGCGCTGGTTCGGGCGATCCAGGGAACCTTCACAAACCCCGCGCCGTCGTTCGTCCGTTACGGGGCGAAGCACTCCACGGTGGAGATCACGGACAGCAAGAACGATCTCTACGTCAAGTGGGAAAAGGGTGGCGGCAAGAACGATTATGAGTTGCGTGTTGGGGACAGCACTGAGAAGTTTGTGAAGGTGGGGAAGACCGGGGCTCCGCCGCAGGTCTTGGAGGCTTTCGGGGTTGGCTCTCTCCAAGCTGGCAATGCGACTCTGTGGCCGCAGTTTGCGGCGTGGAAGTCGGGACCGTTGTTTCTGTTGGACAAGCCGGGAAGCGCAATTGCTGATGGGGTTGCCAACATCGATCGTATTACGGTGCTCAACAAGGCGCTCAAGGCGTGCGAATCAGATCGTCGTCAGACTATGGCGACGCTCAAGCTGCGCAAGACAGATCAGGAGACGATTGAAGAACAACTGGCTATGTTTGATGGGCTTGATGGGGTTGTCGCGACACTGGAGGGGCTCCAGACGAAACGCGATCAGGCCGATCGCGTCAAAGCTGGGCGTGAGAAGTTGGTTTCTCTCAAGCGGCAATACACGGAGGCTCGGGAGCAGGTTGATCGGCTGGAGGGTTTCGATGAAGTGGCGGCGATGGTGCCGACCAAAGAGCGGGTGCGGGAAGGCCGCGATCTGGGCCAGGAGTTACAGGAATACTGGAAACTTCAACGCGATTTGAGAGCCGCCAGGGAGCGTGTGGAGGCGCTCAAGAAACTCGGGGACGTGGCCAGCCAAATCCCGTCTCAAGACGTTGTGACGGGCCTCCAGCGGCTTCAAGAGGGTCTCCAGAAGCTCCTCCAGCTACGTGATCGGCTTAAGCCTCTGCAAGAGGAGATTGTGAAGTTGAGGGGGGCCGCGGAGATCGCGCGCGCCTCCAAACTCGGCGACGACTCGGTGCTTAAGAAGGCCAACAAGCTACGCCAAATTCTCAAGTGGATTTACGGGATGCGCACCGAAGTCCAGACGAGTCGCGATCTGATTGAAGGTTACGAGGGAGACTTGGCAGAGAAGCGAAAAGAGCTAGATGCTCTCCTCGACGCCTTGGGTTCTGTGTTGGAGCAGTACGATGAGTGCCCACTATGCGGTGCGTCTATCGAACACGAGGAAGAGTGAGTGGTAAAGAGGCTATTGAAGGAGCGTCTGTGTGACCATGCACACTTGTGGTAAGGGCTACACGTTTCCGATCGCTGGCTGGGACTACCTGCACTGTGAAGGGAGTCCTTTTCAGCGCGGTTTTCAGCATGGCTATTTGTTGGCGGAGCGTCTGCGGACCATCTTCAAAGCGCTCTCATTCATGACGCCCTACAGCACAGGCAAGTCGTGGGCGTTCTTCAGAGAAGCCGCAGCGAACATGTGGAAGGGGAAGATCCCGACTGAGCTACAGCAAGAGATGCAGGGAATCGCGGAAGGAGCCTGCGAAGCGGGAGTCGAGATCACGTATGAGGACATCCTCGCGTGGAACGGACAAGAGGAGTTGACGGACTATTGGTGGCCCAATGAGCAGAAGCGGTTGGGTTACGACCCGGTGTATCCCGAGAGCGACCACTGCTCTGCGTTCTTGGCCGGCGGCCCGACTACGAAGGGTGACCAGATCGTGATGGCGCACAACTCGTTCAACGAGTTTGCCCTTGGTCAGTACAGCAACCTCATCCTGGACATCGTACCATCCACGGGCAATCGGATGTTCATGCAGAGCAGTCCGGGTTGGGTTGATTCGTTTTCCGACTTTTTCGTTACGTCCGGCGGCATCATGGGAACGGAGACCACTATCGGTGGGTTTGGTCTCTACGATCCCACGGGCACGCCCGAGTTTGTTCGTGTGCGTCAGGCGATGCAATACGCGACCGAGCTTGGCGAGTTTGTCAAGCACATGCTCGACCACAACAATGGAGGCTACGCCAATAGTTGGCTGCTTGCGGACTACCGGAGCGGAGACATCCTGCGGTTTGAGCTTGGGCTTGAGCTGTACAACGTCGAGATGAATCCTCAGTTGGAGGGGCCAGGGAAGGGGCCGGGCTACTTCATTGGCTTCAACGCTCCCCTTGACCCGGCGATTCGGAACATCGAGTGCTCCAACACGGGATACTGTGACATTCGGCGTCACCAAGGAGCCAGGCAGGTTCGCTTGCGTCAGATGATGCAGCAGTGGCGCGGGAAGATCGATCACCACATGGCTCAGAGTCTCATTGGCGATCACCATGACGTGTATCACGAACAGATGGGGATAGAGCCCGTTGACAACCCGTCCTCTCGTACCGTGTGCTCGCACTACTATCTCGATCCGCGGCAGTACATGTCCGATCCCACGCGCCCGTTCCCGTTCCAGCCGCGCGGTGCTGTGGATGGGAAGGTCATGACCCAGGAAAGTGCTCGGAAGCTGCGATTCTGGGCACGATGGGGCAATAGCTGTGGCATGGTTTTCGACAAGGACGCTTTCATCCAGGAACATCCTCAATGGCTGGATCTGAAGGACATTTTGGAGACTCGCGGGGGGAATCCGTGGGTCGAGGTTCAAGCAGACATGTGCCCGTAAGGAGACTATGGTCTCTCCCACACACGCAGGAAACCCCGCTAGGACGTGCAATTGGGATCGCGCTTCTGAAGAAGCACGTATCGAGGCACAACAGATTCAAGAATCTCAAGCAAAGTTGTCTGGCGAAGCGGCTCCCATCGATATTGGCCATCATCCGGTCTATGGGTGGTTTGTGATTGAAACCACTCTCGGGACTATTTTGTGGGCAGAAAGAGGAGAGTGACTAAGAAGCCAAGGCCGAGGCAGTCCGGCAGCGCGTTACAACGTCGGGATGTGCGTAGCGCAGGTTCCGCTGTAGCGTCACCTATAGGGAGCAACCTGTTTACTTCGTGGGTATAGCGGAGTGTGGGCATTCGCTTCGTCACTCGTTCCGACGTTCACATCTCGGACCACACTCCGCAGTCGAGAACGGATAACTGGATCGAGACCGTCGCGGAGAAGCTCGCTCAGGTTGGCGAGATTGCTCGCGAGGTTGATGCCCATGCTGTCCTAGACAATGGGGATTTCTTCGATGTGAAGTCTCCTGGGCGCAACTCTCACGCGATGGTGCGGCTTGTAGCGGATGTCCATGCCAAGTACCCCTGTTCGGTCTGGGGAAACGTCGGCAACCACGATTGCGTCTACGGCAACCTCGACTACCTGGACCAGCAACCGTTGGGCGTGTTGTTCTCGACGGGAGTCTTTCAGCGTTGCTACGGAGAGCACACGCGGAGGCTGACTGACCCGGATAGTGGTGTCGAGGTCCGTGTCGTGGGCATTCCTTACCACGGTCCCAAGTACGACATGGGGCGGTTCGAGGTACGCAAAGAGAAGGAGGACTATCTCGTTGTCATGGCGCATGTTCTCGCGTCGCCGCGTGGAGGGACGATGTTTGAGGGCGAGGACATCGTGAAGTACGATGACGCGCTCAACCTGTCGCCCGATGTGGATGTCTGGGTCTTTGGGCATTGGCACAAGGATCAAGGCATCGTAGAGCACAGACCGGGCAAGTGGATCGTCAACATCGGCGCGCTCACGCGAGGTTCGTTGAGCCAGGACGATCTCGATCGTGAACCTGGGGTTGCCATTCTCACGTTCGCAAAAGATGGTTTCCAGATCGAGCGTCGTAACCTCAAGGTTCGCCCTGTAGATGACGTGTTCAACCTGGAGCGCCGCGTTCAGGCCGAGACGCGAGCAATGACGATGGAAGCGTTTGTGTCGTCTCTGCGCGAGACGCTGGGCAAGGAAGCCAACTCGGAGTCCCTCCAAGAGAGGATCGATCGGATGGGTGTTCCCGACAACGTGCGTGAGCGGGCCATTCTCTACATCGAGGAAGCTGAAAACAGTAGGTGAGGCCATGGGTAGAATGGTTGTGAATAGAAGGAGGGCCTCCCTTGGCGGCGGCGTAACGTGTGTGCTGCGCCGTCGTCTTGGGAGGTTTGCTATTCGGTAGAGTGAGATCACGTGGCTGCGAAGCACGATTTTACGCTCTACTGGAACAACCTCATCACGTATGAGGGCTGTCCGCAGTGCTTTCTCTGGAACCGTGGGTGGGGTGATATCGACGTAGGCGGCGGGCCTGGGCGTAAGAAGCCCAAGCCAGTCAAGAAGTCTGCCCACCACAAGATCATGGGGCTCGTCATCCAGTCGGCTGTCGAGACCTTTTACAACGAGGAGCTATGGCGGAAGCCGGAAGGGCTCAAGCATCGGTTGGTGCGGATGACCAAGGCCGCTTTCACGCAGGAATTGGCGAAGCACTACGTCGATTGGAGGCAAGCGCCGGGTCAGGCTGAGATGGTGCGGGTGTGCTGCGATGGGGTGCTGGGCTACATGCGTACCATGAAGTATCACAGGTTTCTGGGTTCGTATGCGCGCGCAGAAGTGAACCTTCGTGGGTGGATTGACAAGAGGAATCCCCTTGGTGGCTATGCAGACGTGATCATCCGTCGTGAGGACACGGGCATCACCATTCTGGATGGCAAGAATTCTACAACGAAGGGTAAGTATGTAGACCCAGACCAGTTGAGATTCTACGCCTTGTGCTTCTACCTGGCGTACAACGCGATGCCCGATCGCCTTGCGTTTGTGTGGTATCGCTACCCCTATGACGGCAAGGATGAGACGGGAGTAGAGTGGATCGAATTCACCAAGCGTGATCTCCAGACTCTCGCGAAGCGCGCTTTAGAGGCGCGGCAGAAGATGAACAAGGAGGAATTCGACGCCACGCCCAACTCGGCAACGTGTCGGTTCTGCGACTACGAAACGGTGTGCCCCGAGCGCAAAGCCATGAGAGAGGCCGATCCGCGGAGTAGGCCAAGAGTGAGCCTGCCTACGGTAGATGAGGCGACCGGGTTCGTGGAATTTGATCTGAATTCCCCGGTTCATTCAACCTCGCGTTCGGGTAAATAAGGCTACAGGTTTCCCATGCCAGAGACCACGACCGACCAACGTCTGGAAGATGCGATTCGGCGTCGTACCGAGATTCTGGCGCACATCGAACGCATCAAAGGCAAGAAAGAGGCAGCCGAGTCGAATCTGAAGGCGGCCGAAGAAGCCTGCCGTAGTCGCAAGGTCGATCCAGATGATATCGATGGCTACATCGAGAAACTGGAGACGCGATACGAGCAGTTGGTCTCGGACCTGGAGCGGGACATTGAAGATCTTGAGGAGCAGCTTGCTCCTTTCCTCGGTGACGCAGACGGAGAAGAAGCTAATGAAGATCGAAGTAGCGAAGAGTGATCTGGAAAACGCATTGCAGGTTGTGTCGATCGGAACCTCGGGAAGCGGCAGCGATCTCACGACCCATTTCGTGTTTCGGACCAAGGACGATCAGACGAGCATTCTGTCTTACAATGGTCGTCTTGGAGCGAGCATTCCACTCATCTGCAACGCTTCAGTGGATGACGGAGAGGACGCGCCCGACGCTTTCACGATCGAATCCTGGCGACTACAGCAATGGCTCAAGGCAGTAGACGACGCCGCGGTGGTTCTGGAGCTAGATGGTGGTGTTGTCTCTGCGACCGCTCCATCTGGCACCGTGCAATTCCGTTCTCTCGATCCATCTTCCTTCCCCTTCTGGGACAAGACGCTCAAAGGCGCGAAGAAGACCATGACCATCGAGGCGCGGCGGCTTCACGCTGCCCTGTCTCACGTCAAGTCGTTCATTTCGGCAGCCGACACGACACGGCCAGAGATGGCCGTCACCGAAGCCAAAGACGGGTCGTTGTGGGCAACCGATACGGCTGCGTTGACGATCGTTTCACTGGAGGAGCTAGGGAATTCCAACCTGCGCATCCATGGCAAAGACATTCCTTCGGTGCTTTCGTTCCTGCTGTTGGCAGGAGATGACAAGCTGGAAGTGCTGGAGCACAAGCGGTCGCTATTTCTCCGTCGAGATGATGGGGGAGTGCTCAGCGTGGGGCGCCCTACCACGGCGTTTCTGGAGTTGGAGGACATCGAGGAAGTCGAGGATGCGCATTGGTGGGAAGTGGGTACCAAAGACCTGGATCGAGCGATTCAGCAGCTTTCGGCGAGCGCTGCGAAAGAAGATCTCAAGATCACGTTCAACTTCGATCCCACAGCACAGAAGGTTGTCACGTCCATGACAGCCGATTCTGGGGCGACGGTTACGTTGGATCTCGAATGTCCTGAGTACGGTTCCAAGGATGGTGTGGAGGTTGGGCTCCCGAAGAACGGCTGGGATGTGGAGTATCCCTATCTTCAGCGAATCTTGTCCTCGTACAGAGGCGGTAACGTGCTCAAGTTTGGGCTCAATCCCGCTGAAGAGGGCGGCTGGACGCGGTTTGTGGAGGACCGGGAGGGCGACAAGTATCTCACGATCTTAGTGTGGATACCGTGACCGATGGTGCTTTCTGAGCTTCCGTCTATTGGCTCCCTTCGATCGAAAGCCGATCAGGCGATCGGCTTTCGCGATGCGCTTCAGCGCCGGAACAAGACCAATCAGCAGGAGATTCGGGACCTGACAAACGAGGAAGCGTTGCTTCTGTTGGTAGCTGAGTTGCTTCGGACGTTGGTGGACGCGGAGGTGACGGAGGGCGTCGAAGCCGTGACAAAGCTCCAGACGGAGGGCTTGCAGGAGATTTTCCCCGACAAGGACGTGAGCCTGGAGGCCGATGTCACGTCTTCACGAGGTAAGGTCTCCGTTGATCTGATGACGGTAGACCGCAAGCCGGACGGAGAGGTGGTTAAGGGCGCCGATGTGGACTTCTTTGGCGGCTCTATAAGCACCGTCGAGTCCGTGTTGCTGCGCATCATCGTGATTATGCGTCGGGGCTTGCGGCCGTTGCTTGTGTTGGATGAGACGTTAGGAGCCATCGCCAAGCTCTACGTGGACCGCATGGCGACGTTCCTGAGGACTTTGTGCAATCGCATTCCTGGCGGTATGGATGTTCTTGCCGTGAGCCACGATCCGTTGCTCATCGATGCGGCTGAGAAAGCCTACGTTGTTGATGTGCAGGCCGATGGTAGCGTCAAATTCAAGGAACGACGCCAATGATGAAGCCCGGAGCCATCAAGCACAAGCTGGGCCAGGTGGTGTTTCGGCATCGTAAGAGGTTCATCGAGGAAGGGCTCAAGAGACGACCGTGCAACTGCGCCTACAACGCTCCTGTGAAGTTTCCGCGTAAGACGAGCGCCAGGGAGACGGTTCACGTGTGCCTCTTCCAAATCGCAGATCGCTCTGCGTGGAACAACACCATCTGTGACGATGCGTTCGATGGCGCTTCGCAGGCGCAGCAGTGTCCGTATTTTAAGTGCCAGAACACGGCGGAGGATCTCAAGGAGATGTTCGCGTCGCTGCTTGGTCTAGACGGGACGCCCGTAGAGATCGGATGGGTTGCTAAGCACTATCCCGACATTGCAGCGTTGACGTGGGTTCTGGGCGAGCAGCCCAAGGCGAAACCCGAGCACAGTGTCTTGGACTTGGTTGGCAAAGAGGAGCCAGAGGAGCTGCCGGAAGAACCATTGGCGGAGGAACCCAATGAGTGATCTGTTGATGGTTCACAATTGGGATGGCTTGCTCAAGCAAGCGAAAGTCCCTCCTCGAATCATGGAGGTTCCTGTCGATCCCGAGAGTGCGCCCTTCCTGGTTTCGGCTCGGGAAGGAGCCCCGTTCCCGCTCGTGTGGGTCCACAAGGCAAACAACCGAGAGAAGATTCGTGCCTGCCCGCGCAAGGATCTGACGCTGCGCACCAAGATCATCGAAGAGGTCGTTCGGGCAGGGGAAGAGAAGGAGGTAGGCAACATACATCCTCTCACGATCGAGGGTGTGCAGGCGGCGTTGGCTTACCTCAAAGCCTACAGTTTCGATGATGTGGAAGCCCTGGTCGCATCGGACGTGAAGGAAACGTATCTGGAAGAGGTGAACACCTACGTCAAAGAGTGGGTGCCGGAGGGGCACTTGGTGCTGCTCCCGAAGGACCGGTCATTCGTGGGTGATATGGGACAGATGAGCACGGGACACGTCATTGTCGTGGTCCACAATCCGCTTCGGGGAATCGCAGTAGTGAAGAGATGAGAGAGTGGGTCGAGGAAGCCCTGGCGCAGTGTGTGCTGTCGCAGGAGGCGAGAGGTTACCTCTTGGCGCGCGGGGCGAAGCCAGAGACCATCGAGGAGTGGGGGATCACGACCTGGACGGCACCAGCAGAGTCCGCTCCAGATGAGGACTTTCGGAAGCGTCTTGGCGAGCACGGCGAGGTTTTCAATGACCGCATCATCATCCCGCTGCGGAGCCCTCGCGGGGTTCTTCTGGGATGGGACAGCCGATCTATAGGTGAGAAGGCGGTCCTTCGTTGGCTGATCGGAGACCGGCCTTGGTGCGTGTGCTGGGTTGGGCTCCAGGTGGCGATGGACAAGATCTGGGACGGTCGAGATCCGTGGATCGTGGAGGGAGCCTTCGATGTGTTCGCGCTACAGCACGCGTTGCCGGACGAGCCTGTACTAGGAGCGGGGCCTGCGCGTCTCGTCTATAGCCAGGTGGAGTTTCTCCGGCGGTTCTGCAAGCACGTCAATCTCGTGTTCGATCGGGATGCCGCAGGGCGTAAAGGATCACAAGAGGCTCTCGCGAACCTTCAGGGTCGCGGAGTCTCATGCCGGGAGATTGCTTACGGTAGAGCAGAGGATGACCCAGGTAAGATTTGGGATCGAGGCGGCGCAGAGGCCATGCGTCGCGAGTTTCCTTACCACAACTGACGGGAGCAGCCATGTCTCAGGAGATCTTTGAAGCAGGAAACGATGTCTACAAAGCGCTGAAGATGCTGATTGGCAAGTACCATCCGCATCTATCCGATGTGAAAGACCAGATCTTCGTGTATTTCAAGGAGAAGGCATCAACGCCGGGAGGCGTGGCTGTGGCGGGCAAGACCAAGAAGGCGCCCCTGCTGCTGGCCGCCGGGTTGGTGACGGAGAACAAGCGCAAGATCACATTCATCATCGAGCTAGGGCACGACTACTGGAAGCCACTCTCCGACAAGCAAAAGACTGCGCTCCTTGATCACCATCTGTGTGCCATGGTCGCAGACGTGAGCCAGCAAGGTGGCATCACGTATGGCGTCAAGCCACCGGACTTCGTGGGGTATCGGGATGAGGTAGAGCGCTGGGGCTTGTGGCGTCCTGCACAGAACCCGAAGGCCAAGACGTTGGTGGAGCAGATGTTCGGCGCGGAGGAGGAAGAGGAGACGATGGAGGAGGAGGAGGAGTAGGATGCATCAGCACGCGATCCCGGCGGAAGAAGTGATCGCCACAGACGGGTATACAGATGGGTTTCATGATGGGGTAGCTTGGGTGCTACGTCGCGTAGAGGAGACCACACGGCCGGAAGGATGAGTCTCGATACCAAATACAGGCCAATGAAGTACAAGGAAGTGCTCGGGCAAGAAGGCACTGTCGCGGTGCTGCGCCAATTCGTGAGCACGGGACATGGGTTCTGTCAGAGCTACCTCTTCGGCGGTCCGTTTGGCGCAGGAAAGACGACCCTTGCTCGCATTCTCGCCCGAGCGTTGCTGTGTGCTAATCCTCAGAAGGGGGAGCCATGTGACGAGTGTCATTCGTGCAAGGTGATGCTCGACAAGCCCGGCTCGCACGAGTGCTTCATCGAAGTTGATGCCGCCACCAACAGTGGCAAAGCGGACGTTGCCAAGCTTATCCAAGATCTGGACTATTCGACGTTCTCGGGCAAGCAGAAGATCTATCTCTTCGATGAGTGCTTTACTGAGGACACGATGCTTTTGACGCCGGACGGCGCGCGGAGCATCAAAGACCTTGTGGAAGAGAGATACATGGGTTTGGTTGCCTCGCTAGATCCGGTTACTGGTGACCATTGTTGGAGGCCGGTTACTGATTGGCATGACATCGAAGATGAACGCGACTGTGTGATGTTGGAATTTGATAATGGTGTTGTGTTAACTGTTACGACCGACCAGGAGATATTCACGAGGAATCGAGGATGGGTTGCCGCTTCGGACTTGACGGATGGCGATGATGTTTGCGAAGCCGCTAATGCGTCGTTTGCTCGACGCTGAGGTCGTGATATGTTGGATGCGATGACAAAAAATCCCCATCCAAGAGGAAGTGACGCCTATTGGGAGAGACGTTTGGAGCTTCTGCTGCGGCGAGGAAAGTTGTGTGCTTGTGGTTGTGCTGAGCCAATTCGAGTTAGTTTGGAGTGGCTCAAAGCGCAAGGCGCCCAGCGCAATGTATGGCTACCTAAATATCGTCCGGGGCATGCTCCGCTTATTTCTTGCGCTTGCGGGTGTGGAGAATTGATCGAGGCTGTTGATGAGCGAGGACAACCTAGAAAGGTACGGGATCGACAACACGCCGCTCGCATGACTCCGGGTCCGGTGGTGGATTGGGAGAAACGAGCGGCTGAATGGAATGCTCGGGCGCCCCTTTGCGCTTGTGGGTGTGGGTTGCGTCTTCACCGAACGCCGGATCAGATGCGTGCTCGTTTGCCGGATGCGAAGCATTACCCAGGACATGCACATCGTCGGTCGGGGTTACAGAGGCTTAACTCGATAGAGCGCAGCGTGGTTCTTGGTGTGCTTTTGGGTGATGTGTCAATTTCTGTGCCGTGTAAAACACCGCGTTTGCAATTCACGCATGGGATTTCTCAACGTGAGTACACACTACACAAGATCCGAGTGTTAGAGCGATTGTCTTGGTGGTGGCAAGAGACGCAGACAAGCGGATACACAGACAATCTTGGAATTCAAGCCTCCTCCTCTTGCGCGGTAGCCTTGGGGGAGATCTACGAGCTTGTCCGGCCCGGTGGCGGCCCAAAGCGGGTCACCGGCCGATGGCTAGATGAGATCGATGACAGAGCTTTGGCGTACTGGTTCATGGATGACGGATCGGTTTCTTTCAGTAACAAAAAGCTGTCTCACGCAGCTTTTCACACTGAAGCCTTTTCGGAGCAGGAACATGATTTGATGGTTGGGTGGTTTCGTAGTCGTGGCTATCTTCAGGTAGTCAAGGCTAAGGCTCGGGGGTATTGGTATCTGTATGTTCCTCGGAGCGACGCTGAAAGCCTGGTCAAAGCTGTTCGGCCTTTCGTTCCTGATTCGATGCGGTACAAGGTGAGGTGCGCTTGTGGCTAGGCTCGTGCGACGAATCCTCGCGGGGAAGAGGAAGGTTTATGATGTTGCTGTTGCTGGCAGCCATGCTTTCTTCGCCTATTCACGTGAGGGTAACGGTTGTCATGCTGTCCTGGCTCACAACTGCCATGAGCTAAGTCGTCAAGCATTCGACGCCATGCTTCTGCCGATGGAGGACAACCGGCCCAACAGCCAGGACAAGAAGCTCGTGTGCATCTTCGCGACGACGGAGCCCGAGAAGATGCGACCGGCTGTCCTGTCCCGCTGCGCTCCCGCCTTCATCATCCGACCCTGCGCGCCTGCGCAGATCGCGGAGCGGCTGGGGCAGATCTGCACCGCTGAAGAGATCCCTCACCAGCCAGAGGCCCTGATGCTCATAGCCGAGGCCACGGAGTGCCACATCCGAGACGCCATCAAGGCTGTCGAGGGGGTCTCGATGGTCGGGGATGTGAGTCCTGAGAGCGTCCGCTCGTATCTCCAGATGGACGCCAATCCGATCTACCTGGAGGTTCTGGAGAACATCGGAAAGGACCAGAAAGCCCTCCTGGAAGCCATAGAGCGGCTTTTGCAGCACGTCGCCCCGGCCACTGCCTACGACAACCTGGCCGAGTTGGCAATGTTGGCATATCGGTTGGCAAATTTGGGAGTAGGAACCGTACCTTCATTTTTGGACAAGGACAAACTCAAAGAAGTCGGAGATCGCCATGGGGCATTTCTGATTGAAGCCGGGTCGAGATTTGCGAAGCGTCCGGGCCGGGTTTCGTCTGCAATGCTGCGTTGTGATTTGGCTGCACTTCATCAATTGGCGACTGGAGCGGTAGCCACGATCGTGCAGACCGAGACTCCTGTTGCCGTGCAGCCCACCGTGAGTGAAGGTTCTTCCGAGCCGAAAATCGTAGCTCCGCCTGCACCGAAAAAGACCGAAGATGCACCTTCCCCGTCCCCTGAAAAACCTTTACCGGACCCGGCTCCTGAGGAGCAGGCTGGTATTGTAGAGGGGTACGTGACTTCCACGGGTGTGTTTTGTGATCCACGTGCTGCACGTTCTAACCGGCAAGGCGCTCCGCAAGATGGTTCTCGCCAATCCTCTACTCTGTCTCCCGAAGACTTTGCGCAGCGTTTGGATGAACGGCTGCGGGAGTTGATTGACGAGAATGGGAGATCAGAGGGACCGGGTTACCTGGGTGGCTCTTGAGCTATCCAAGCAGGGCGAGCAAAAGGTCGAAGACGGGTCTCTGGTCACCGATATCCGTGAAGCTCTGGGCGTAGATGAGGACTGGCCCGTGTTCGTGCCAGCGAAGGTCTACGCCAAAGGCGGCAAGCAAATCACCATCCACCTAATGGAAGGATATGCTTTCATAGCTTCGGGGTTGGACGAAGTAGACTATTTCAAATTGGAGAGTGACACGAAGCTAGTTTCAAAGGTCATGTCTGCAATCTCACCCTCCGGTGTGAAGGTTCTGAGTACGATTGCGGATATTGAAATACAGAGTTTGCGTCGACAATTGATGGAGCGTATTGCGTCAGATATCTCACCTGGCATGAAGGTTCATGTGACCGAAGGTAAGTATCGTGGTTTGGACGGAGAGGTGCTTCTGATCTTGGACGACTGTGCTATAGTCCACATCGGTTTGCGGTCGTTGCAGACGATGGCCCGGATTCCTCGGGTGTTTCTGGATGCGAGCATTGACAAAGGTGTTGTTTGATGGCGACGCGATGGACGGATTGCCGGTCAGTTGATCCTGCCGAGTTAGAGGCTCGGTACTCGGTTGACGACTTGATGGACTTCATCGAGTCAACGGTCAACGATGAGCCTTCCGAAGAGGCGCAACGAAACCTGGAGCGCATTCGGGAGATCATCGAGGATCTCCCACCGCGTGAAGCTGACTTCGTGGAGTTGTACTTCTTTCGTCACCTGAAACAAACAGACATTGCAAACATCTTCAAGGTCAGTCAGCCGACTGTCTGCTACCGACTGCAACGAGCAACCCTACGCATTCAGTTTATGCTCTCGTTGCCTGATGTGACGGCGGAGGAGATCGAGGAAGCAATGCGTGGCTTCTTGGCTGATCCGAAGGATGTTGAGATCATGGTGCTCATGTACAAGACCACGTGTCAGAGCGAGGTCGCAAAGCGTCTGGGCGTCACGCAAGGTCTCGTGCGACATCGGTTCATGCGAGCCACGCAGAAGATGCAGAACAATGAGGAGATGGAGACCTACGCTCAGGTCTTCGATGCCATCAGCAGAAACCTCAACATTCTTCGCGAAGTACAACGCAACGCTTGGGATGCCCGAGTAACGCACGTCGTGGACTAGCGATAGTCCGCCTATGACACGTCAAGCACAGGAGAAGGTCATGTCTCGATTCGCAAAATTCATGTCGGTGGTTGCTCTTATTGGGCTCATGGCTGGGTCCACGGGCTGCAAGGTCAAGAAGCAAACCGCTAGTCCCGAGGACTACTACCCGCTCATTCTCATCGCCCTGGACGGTGGCAAGACCGCCGCCATGATCGGACGCAACGAATTCATCGAGAAGAAGAATTTCGGCGGGTGCGTGGCAACGGAGGTTCTGATCTCGGGGTTCGGTTCGGCGCAGGATGTGCTGTCGGGGAAGATGCAGGACAAGATCGTTCTTCCTGCGATGGAGCTAGACCTTGAAGAGTGCCTGGCGATCAAGGGCGACACGCCGCAGGGACACGAAGATCTGGTTCCGCTCATCGAGGGCGTCTCCGGCATAGCTCTCATGACCGGCGAGTTTTACGCCAAGAAACTCAAGCAGCACGACTGCAAGAAGGGGGTCGCCGCGCTGGGGGCCATTGCGTACATTCGGGGGTTGATCAAGCCCATCACCGATCAGGTCGCCGAGCCCGGTAGCATGATCTCGGTCCCGGCTGTCGAGATCACGTTTGACGAGTGTAGACGCTAGTTCCGCCCACGGCAGCCAGAAACCGGGCTCTGGGCTCCAGGGTCCGGTTTCTGCGTTTCTGGGCCTTTCAGGGGCTCCTGGGCCGGTACTCCGCCTATCCGTCCCATTTGAGTAGGACTCCTCTACCTCATGGAAAAGAAACCATCTGAGCGGCGGATCATCATGGCTAAGAAGGTGGCCCGTGATTGGCTGCTGAAACGTGCCAAACCAGAGTATCGATTCCGGGTTTACCACAACCAGGATTCGGCGCCTTATGTGAGTTTGTTGCGGAGCTTTCGGGATGGTCGTTTCAAGCTCGCGGGTGTGGACCAGCTTCCCGATTTGGGGGTGAAGGAAGAGGTCGGCGGTTTCACAGTATGGTCGTCAGACTGGAAGGCGATCATGTCGCTCAAGACCTTCTTTGAGAAGAAGGGGATGGATACGTCGTGGATTTGGACCCGAGATGGTGATCGATGACCCTCTCACTGATCGAGTCAGCGTTCACGTACCGCTCGGAGAGCGGCGGACAGTCGTGGTACTACACCATCGTCCAGAACATGAATGGTGTGCTTGGGATTCGAGACATCCTCTCGCCCTACGGTCCTCTCTGCGATTCCAACACACAGATTCCGCAATTCGTTCTCGATGATCAGCAGACGGCCATCGGCCAGGTGGAGAATATCTTGGCTACCACAAGTGCGATCAATGGCATTCTGACGTTCACGAACGATACGAGTCAAACGGTGACGTTCGCGACACCCCTTTCCAACACGAGCTATCGCGTCCAGATTGCTCAACAAGACCCGGTGTACTTCTGGACGACAAACAAAACTCTCACCGGCTTCACCATCAACGCGAGCATCTCGTTTACGGGGTTCGTGGGCTTCGATCTGTTCGTGTAGGAGGACTCATGTCGCTACGCAAGAGAGTCTTGAAGCTGGCTTATCAACGGGAGGATCTGCGGTCCTATCTGTTGCCTTTGATCGAGAAGGATGCGGGCGCTCTGGGTAGTCTTTCCAAGCAGATTGAGAAGCTACAGGGTGTCGATAGCGTCAAGGTGATTTCGGACAAGCCGACTTTGAACGGGAAACGAGAGGTTATCCTTGGGATCTACATGGACGCTGAGATTGGAGCTACGAAAGGTCGTCAACACCTAACGAGGCTCGTCCGCAAGGAGCTAGACCGCGCGGTATCGAAGTATCCAGTTGTCATGATTCGAATGTTGTCCCCAAGCCCTGGTCTAGATCCCTTCGGTCGTCCGGGGGTGGGGTGGGACACGCATCGCGAGAGGTTCCAGAAATACTACTCGGAACATCCCTACAAACTCATTTTGGAGACAGAGCCGGGAGTGTTGCGGACGGCCAAGGACTTTTGGGTGGAGCTTCGCGAGTTGCCTCCGGTGCTTCAGCGGGCTCTCAAGTCCGTGGGATACCGGCGCAAGGACATTCGAGTCGAGCCGGACACGACCTACAGTCCGAGCGAAGGGTCGGCCAGTGCTTCGGGACAGCGCGGCTACGTCATCGTCGTCAACATGCAGACGGGTCAGATGAAAACGGAGATGGGCTCGTGGGGCGGCCCCAACCCCTTCGAGCGCAAGCAGGTTGATCTGGATCGGCGCAACTACCCCATCCCGGCCAACGGAGCTGTGGTTGTTGGCGAATCGGGTGGTCGTGGCTCCTTTGCCCGCATCAAAGTCAACCCATCCAACCTGTCGGCCATTCTTCCGTCTGGGGATGAGGACAAACTTCCTCCCGATGAGCAGAAGGCTCTCAACATCATCGGCGGGATCAAGGGCGGTCACCGGGTCCGCTACTTCGAACGCAATAACCTTGGCCCCTACGACTTTCGGGCTAACCCCCTTCTCCAGTCGCTCGCCAAGAAGGGGATGATCAAAGCCAACCGGGCTGGGGCGATGAAGATCACCACGAAGGGGCGCAACGCCATGACGCGGGAGATCCTCTAGGAGCAACTCATGGCACAGCCCCCGCTCAAACTCGATGCTCTGGAAATCGTCGGCGATAGTGGCGTTGGTGTTCGGCTAATCGAGTCGGACGCGACAACCGGAGAGCTTCTCTTTTCGGATGCTGTTGTAAGCGCTCGCAAGCTGGCCGAAATCATCGGTTTGCAGGGTGTCGATGGTGTGATCGTTTGCGGCTCTGGCGATGGCGTGAGCAAGGACGCGGACAACAACCCGATCACGACCCTTCAGGCAGCCTTTGCGGCGGTTCCCACGTCAGCGAGCGCCTCGAATCCCTGGCTCATTCTTCTAATGCCGGGGGTCTACATCGAGGATGTTTACGCTGATCGTGACGGCGTCCAGGTCCGGGGACTCGGAAACGTCATCGTTCGGAACGCCACTGCGAACGATACGCTCACTATCTTGGAGGGACCTTTCTCGGTGCCTCGGCGTGTGACCTTTGAAGGCGTGCGCTTCGAGAACACCGACGTGTCGAGCGCTTGTGTCACGGTGACTTCTGCGCTCTACGCGACAGGCACGATCACGGTATCCGATGTGACGCTTGCGGGAGACACGGTTTCCATTGCCGGGATCACGCTCACGGCGATTGCGTCCGGTGTTCCGGTAGCGGGAGAATTTCTGCTTGGAGCCACGTTCATCGACACGGCCACGAATCTCACGACGGCAATCAACGATCCAATCAACACGCCGCTTGACACGACGGTTAAGGCATTTTCCAGCGGTCCGGTGATCACGCTTCGAGCGCAGGTACCTGGGTTGGCTGGAAATGCGATTACGATGGCAACTTCTGTGCCGGCAACTTTTGTGCTTTCGGGAGCCACGCTGGCTGGTGGGGTAGATTCGGCTGCCGGTTCTACGGTTGCGAACGATCATATCGCGTTTCTCAACTGCGACTTCGTTCCGGCCGGAGTGACGGGCCAGTACATGAACCTGGCGTCGATCAACAACATCTACGTGCAGGGCGGCGACTGCGCCGGATCGAGCACCGGAGCTACGTTGATCTGTCACGAGTGTGCTCGGTTTGAGGTTGTCGGACTCGGCAACGTTTCTCGAATCGACCTTCGTTACGATTCAGGCGGCACGTTGCCGTCCATCGCGACATCCACCTACACGTTGCGCGACATGACGGTTTCGACGGCGGTCACGGCAACGTTTGTTGGGGTGGTCGGGAGCCTAGATGTTCGCTCGTCTCGGCTAAGCGCAGCGTTTACGTTGTCTGGCGGGACGGCTTTGATTGCCAATTCGGACGTGAGCACTTCCACGACGGTGGGTGGGGGAGGCGCTCTCACGGCGCAAAACTCGTCTCTGGGTGCTCTGGATGTGACGGGTTCCTCGGCGGCTACACTGACGAATTGCACACGCGGCACCCTGACTGGAGACGGGACTTCCACCGTAGCGGAGACTCTCTCGGTTGGGTCGCTCGCATTCGCCGCTGCACCAGCAGCGACATTCACGTTCCCGGTTCCCCAGCCAGATGCAGCCTACACCGTGCATCTCGATTCGGCCATCTTGCCTGGGGCGGTTGCGGACATTCCGGTTGTGACTTCTCGATCGGCAGCCAGTTTCACGGTGACGTTCGGCGCACCACAGACGACCACGGTCGGTTTCACGGTAACGAGGTAATCAATGAGTGGTGACCCCTTCGATCCCTATGCCAGCATTACGCTGGGCCCCGACACCGATGTGATGGACTCCCACATCCAGGGCAAAAAGTTGGATGGGGGTCAGTTTGTTGCGGTTCGGAGCCTGACTGATCGTGAGCGTGAGAAGAATGCGTTGGCGGTTCCGGCGGTTGCGGGTACGCGCGTTGCTTTCGTGGCAAACATTGGTTCGGTTCTTCACTATGACTACATCCCTGATGAGGGCGTCGAGGGATCGGTTATCATGGTGCGGACGGCAGAGGGTGACTGCACGAGCCTGGGAGACAATGTGTTCGTGAGATGGGATGACGGGTACTTCATGCCCGTCTCTCGCTACCACCTTCGGCCAGGAACCTCCGAGGACGCAAACCCTCCCACCATGCGCTTCGCCAGCCTTGGTGACTTGCACGGAACCTTCATTAGCTCGGACGACAAGACAAGTGAGTTAGTCCACAAGAGCACGAAGGACCTGTGGAGCTTTGAGGAGAAGGACGGCGAGTATGTGATCAGCCGTTTGTTTGATGACACGGGAGAGCCCTTGAAAGGCTAGGCCATGACGCTTCGCAAGAATCTCATCCGCCTTGCACACGAGAATCCCGGCATGCTTCGGGAAGCGTTGCTTGATGTATTGGCCGCCAAGCTGACGCTTCGCCAGGTCAAGGCTCTGATCAAGAAACACAATCTTCCGGGGGAGGTGAGCGGTCGCGGGACGGATTGGGAGATCGAGGTCGCGAACGAGAACCAGAAGCGGAAGGTGGAAAAGGTGATCAAGGGCCTGGGAGGCTTCAAGACCGGGTATGGCGGCTGGGGTGTTGCGCCAGGGCTACAAGGGCAAAGGCGAGTGGAGCGATCCCGCGTCGAAGTGGCACTACTAGGCTGTAAGTAGCGAATCCTCCTATAGAAAAACCCCCTACGGACCCCCATGACTCAGCCCGACCCACAGCGTGTAGCAGCCATTTACCAGGCTAGGTGCTTGTATTCACGGGCAGAAAGCCTGTTGGCGTCAATGGACCGGATCGCGAGCCAGGAGACGGGAGGCCGCATCAAGACGGCTGGAGAGGTCATCTTCAGGAAGGATCGCGGCGGAGACGAGAATCAGTGGGCCTATGCTGATGTTGGGCCATCCGAGCGTGTCATAGGGGATTTCAACTATTCGCCCAAGAACCTCAAGCCTCTGGCGCGGGCGCTACGCTCGACGCTGGCTGGATTGGGGCATGTTCTCTCGGCCTACAACGTGTTTGCCAAAACCAAGTCGGCGCGTGTGAGCCCGGACGGAAGTCTGGGTGGCAAGGGATTCATCCAGAAGATCTCGGACATGAGACGGCAGTTTATGAATTGTGTCGAGTCCTTGTCGGCTCTGTCGGACACGCTCTATGACGAAGTGAATGCTCCGCACTGGTCCGTGCTCTCGCGTCAAGAAGACTCCGAGCAGAAACGTGAAGTGCAGGAGATGATCGAGGACGTGGAGGAGATCCGCAGCGATCCCGAGGAGTGGGCCGAGGAGCAGATCGAAGAAGAGTTTGAGGAAGGCAACGAAGGGGTTGCCAAGACCGCGAGCCGACTAGCGAGCCGTTGGTTGGAAGGTGCCTAATGGGTTCCAAGATGCCAAGTGACGATCTCACGCCCACCATGGGATACAACTATCTCTTGGAGGGGTACGACTTCGATGAGCAGTATGGGGATGGTGTTGTCGATGGCGCCAGGCTTCCCGAAGCCTATGGTCTCGGCGGACTGCCCGATGGCATCGTTGATGCGGACGATAAACTCGCGATTCCCGAGGGAGTCGAGCGTACGGAGGAAGAAGGGTTCGATCTGACCAGCACGGATCTGGTAGCCGACAGCGGTCTGCCGCAGCCGGAGTATCAGGAGGATGAGGCCCATACGGATTCGGTACCTGATGTCACGGACTTCTCCTGGTTAGAGGATGCTGAGCAAGATCCCAATCGGCTTCCGAGCTTGGCGACCAATCGAGTGATCCCAGAGCTAGTTGAAGCATGGGGCAAGAGAACGGATGGTATTCGTCGGATCGAGGCAGTCGATCGTGACGCAGCCCCAACCGAAACGAAGGTTTCCGATGCTGACCTTCGGCGTGTTCTGGCTTCGGCAATGCGCAAGTCCGCTTCCGGCGTTTCGGTTGCTCAGATCAAGGAAGAGGTCGTTCAAGCTCTCGGCCATGAAGCAGCACGGCTGGCGAAGCCCATGAAGGCTCTGGAGAATGAGCATGGGCTCGTTGGGAATGTGTACTTGCGTCCAAGCGCTTTCCCTGGACTGCTCCGGGGGAAGTGGGCCAAGGAGATCAAGAAGAATTACAAGACCGCACGCTATCTCATAGCGTGCGGACAATGCACGGCGTGCAAGGGCGGCAACAGCTCGGAGTGCGCCTGCAATGCTCTGCTGGGCCTGAAAGTGGTTACGGCGGTTGACTGGAATCAGGCATACGCCCACTACGCGCCGCGTCTGGAGGCGACAGGGCGACTGGACCGTATGGCTACGGTCATGGACAAGCGCCTGGCGCTCCAACAAGCATTCCTGCGTCACGAGCGGAACGTGGTGCCGGTGACGCGGCAGCAATTCCCCAAGGATGTGGTGCCCGAGCCGGAGATTTCGCCAGAGGAGGCGCGTCGGGCATTTGCGGAAACTGGCCCAGCGAAGCGTGAAGTGGTCGATCCGGCCAAATTGGCCGCGAAGCACCAGAGCAAGAAGGTGCAGGCGAAGATTGGACAATGGGTCAACGCTCGTCTCCTCACAGAAGGTGAGGCGCGTACTCTCCTGGAGTCCGGTGGACATCCAGACGCCATGCTCAAGAAAGCAGCGCGTATCATTACAGCACGCAAGGAGAGTGGGGTCTACAGAGGGGATGGTCGTCTGCCGCCAATGGCGACGGCGAAAGAAGCATTCGAGGCGATGCGGGGTCAGGGTGCGGAGCTACAGAAGCGTGTGGCTTCTCAGCAAGTCCCAGAGCCAGAGGGTGAGAATGTCCGTCAGGTCACACAGATGATGCGGTGGGCCAGGCGACAGATGACAGAAGGATTCGCAGGCAAGGGTCTGACCGATCTGCTCAGAGGGAAATTCTCTCCGCGGTTGCTCTCGGCAGCCAGCAAGCAACTGACTCAGATCCGCAAGAAGCATGAAGGGCTTTCGGGGCGCGTGTATGTGGATGCCGCTGCCTATGCTTCATCGAGCGGGACAAAAGGCTGTGAGGAAGGCGCTCTGATTCACCGCGCGAACGCACTACCTACCGTTTTGGCTATGTCACGTTGTAGCTCGTGCGTGTCGCGGAGTCAGTTGGAAGATGGCACGATGCGGTGCCAGAAGTACAACAAGATGTTGGTGGATGCGCCGCCGGTCGAAAACCCACTCGTGTATCAGGCTGAGCAGATACGGCTGGCCGATGCTTCGGATGCCGAGATAACGGCTTCGATTTTCTCGCCATCCGAGTTTGATCTCTGCAACGATAACCTTGAAGGCTTCGACATCGATGAGGGGCCGCCTTTGTCCAAGTTGTCAGAGTACACCTTCGGAGGCATGGAGTGGAATGATGAGTAGTCTGCGAAGTCACCTCATCCGACTCGCTCATGAGAACCCTGGCGAAGTGCGCGACGCCATCCTCCCGCTGCTCAAGGAGGCCGCCAAGAAGTTGGGCAAGCCAGAGATCATCCACGGGATGAAGTACGGAGGAACGCGCTACAAGTACAACTACGGGATCTTCATCGATCACGTAGAGAAAGACGGAGATTTTCTCGTGGCTCAATCCGGCAAGAGGACCAAGAAACACGGAAAGGCCAAGAGTCTGAAGGAAGCTGAGAAACTCGCACTGAGAAAGTGTGAATTCACCACGAAGCCTTCGCACTGAGAAACGGCTACTACGGACGGTGATCTGATGACTGCTCTAGCTCTTCAAAGCTGGATCGTTGCTCCCGAGGTAGAGCGGGTGGCGCGGGAGTTTTCCCCCGAGGAGTGGGAGACGTACAAGAAGGATCACCCTGGCGCAAAGCGGGAGCGTCATACGATCCGTGAGCGCAAGAGGGAGCGTGGGAAGGAAGAGGAGAAGGCTGAGAAGCCGAAGGGGAAAGCGAACGAGACCAAGGAGGCGCTCAAGGCCGCGAAGCCGAAGATCGAGAGCAAATTCAAGGAGGCGATCGGCGAGCAGTCGCAGAAGATCGCGGATGGTGTCGATAAGCTCCTGAGTATCTCTGAGGGCTCGACAAGCAAGTTTCTCAAGCATCTACCTACAGCGGGTATCGCTGTTGGCGCTGCGGTAGGCGCTGCTCTGGGGCCTGAGTGGCTTGATGCTCTGGGTTCTGGCGATCTCGCAACGATGTTGCCAGGGATCAAGGGCACACTGCTCGCAGGAGCGGCAGGAGCGGCGATGGGAGCTATTCCCGGTAGTGCAACGGTGTTGGCAGGTCTCGGGGCGTTGGGAGTGCTCGCCAAGAAACTTGCCAAGTGGGCTGGCGGTAAGGAAGGCAAGACAGCCGCCGATTTGGCCGACATGCCTGATGATCTCAAGCAAGCATTGCTCGACTACTTTACGAACGTGACGGATGACGAGATGGCGCTAGTCGGGAAGGCGAAGTCCAAAGAGAACGCAGCCAGCCTTGCCGCTGCGGTTCTCAAACAAGAGGAAGAGAAAACAGAAGGTGGGGAGAAGCAGGCTGCTTTGATGAATAGGTGGTCCTCAATGGAGAACACTAAGCAAGCATGCGTCAACCTCAGAGCGCTGATGGCGTTGTTGCAGGCAATGTATCAGCACTACTACACAGCACACTGGACAACGCGTGGGGAGCCTTTCTACGGTAAGCATCTCATGTTCCAGCGCATTTATGAGGCAATCGATGAGGAAGTCGATTCTCTTGCTGAGAAGTTGGTTGCCTTCTTCGGTGCGGAAGCTGTTGAGCCTGTGGCGCTGGCTTCTTTGATGCAGGGATGGTTGCAGCGTTGGTCTTCGATTGAGGATTTACGTCGTAGGTCTCTTCAAGCTGAGAAGGATTTTCAAGAGAGTCTGCGTCTGATCTACGATCAGTTAGAGAAGGAAGGCTCTTTGACGTTGGGGCTTGATGATTTTTTGGCCGCCATTGCCAATACCCATGAGACTCACACGTATTTGGTGCAGCAGTCACTTGGTGGTGTGTCGCGGGTAGCTACGTTGGTTGAGGCATGGGGACGAGGATATGGACCAGGACGTGGATATGAGTGTGGATATGGGCCGGGGCCGGGCCGGGGGCCAGGACCGGGCTGGGGTGGATATGGGCCGGGGCCGGGATACGGGCCAGGATGGGCAGGATTGCCTGGCGAGATGACGCCTCTCGAAAAGTCCTGGGGTGGCTATTCGTCCTTCCGGCCGATTCGCCGTGGCGAGGAGGATGAGGACGAGGAAGTCGATGCCGATGACCTGGATCTCGATGCTTCATGGGAAAGTCTCGCGGACGATGAGGGCTATTTCCATTCGGTTCCGCAGTGGAGCGAGCTACGTGAGCTAGCAGAATCCGGCGAACGAGAGAAGATGCCGAAGACGGACCAAGAGCCCTTTGAAGGGTGGACTCTATCCGCGACCGGATAGGAGGACTGCATGGGTCAACTCAGGATCACACCGTTGCTCATAGCGCCGCAGTCGGCACAGCCGCCCTATCAGCTATTGGTAGCGAATTTCTCCAAGCCGCACACGCCCGAGTTTGGCACGACGGGAAGCAATCCCATTCGCACGAGGTCTGGGTTCGAGTGGCAGAACACGAGCTACCTGTCGTATGGACACGACGCTGCTCGCAATACGGTCGTGGCAACAGGGACGGGTTCCCTTCTGACGAATCCTCCGTGGACGGGCCAGACGGGAGCTGTCACGATCAACGACAACGACTTCACCACCGGGCGCGCGTTCGTTTTCATCGGTAGGTTTGTGCTGGAGGCAGGAGAGGACTTCGCCGTTGGGGCCAACGTGGGGGCCACGGCAACGAACCTGGCGTTAGCGATTAGCAATCTGCCAGGCTACACCGGTACGCCCGCGGCAGCAGTTGTCAATGTCGTTGGGCCTCTTGGTAGCCAGGTGCTCACGTGGCGAACACAAGTGTTTGGCGCCAAAGCCAACTTCTCGAATATCACGCCAGACAGTGGGTTCTTGGCTCCGGGCGATCCGCAACGTGGCGGCAACGTGATTCTCCCCGCGTGAGGTCGTTATGAGCCTTCGTAAGAGCGTCATCCGTCTTGCCTATGAGAAGCCAAATCTTCGGTCGTTTTTGCTTCCGCTCGTGACCCGCAAGAAGGTCGCGCGGGAAATTCCAAAGATTCTTGAGGGCAAGAACATCCGTGTCTATGCGGATCGTTTTATGATCAGGGTGGTCGAAATTCCTCAAAAGCCGCTCAGGCGTCGGAGTGTTCGCACCCTGTCGATTCCTATCAACGCACCGGGTAGTAGGCCCTTCGATGCGTTCATTGTGGACAACCTGCTTCACCATCGCGATGGCGCCAAGATTGGCAAGAACGACACCTACGATCAGGCTCTCAAGAAACTCCAGAAGGCTCTCAGCAAAGCCGAGGAGTTGACGACCAAGGAGTGGGAGGAGCAGAAGATCGACGGCAAGCCTGATCCCTGGTTTCCTCGCATCAGCCAAGACGAAATCAACTACCTGTTGGTCGAGCCCTCGGACTACAAGCCGCTCAGCATCAAGGGCAAGGACTTCACTCTTCAAAGTACGTGGACCGACTTCAAGGCATACGACCCAGGTGCGGATTTCCAATCGCACGATCCAACATACACGGTGATCGTATCGAAGTCTCCGACAGGAGCGCGGAAACTCTACAAGATGCTCAAGGTCAACCCTGACGCGCTCAAACGGGTGTCTTGGTATCAGCTTACGGACTGGTTGCGCAAGAACAAGATCAACTTCGACAGCCATGGAAGCGTGTATCGCTAGGTGTGAATGCCGACGAAAGAACAGCTAGATCTCCTTGCTGACAGTCCTCCAAATGCCACACGGGTCAAGGTCGTCACGGCCGAAGGGAAAGAGAAGTGGCGAATCCTTCCTGGTTTGGTTGGCCCCGAGGAGCAAGTCCTTCTCGATACCGACACGATTGCGCTGAGCAGCAAGAAGCGCAGGCCCATCTTCATGACGGGGAAGCCGGGGCGGAAGGTCCGTCCCAAGCGGGATCCCAAAGATGAGCTAGTCAAGGTCATCGTCAAGGACAAAGAAGAACACATGAAGAAGGATCCTCTTCTGGCTGCGGTTCGCGAGAACCCGGAGTCGGTGGAGGTTCTGCACGAAACGATCAAGGCCATAGCCAACGAGGTTTCCTCCCTGGAATTCGAGCGCATTGAGGCAGACCGCAAAGGCGAGGGCTCAGCCATGCTCTCGAATCGTCGCATCGCGGCGTTGACCAAGATCGGTGACACATGGCTCAAGCGGATGGACCAGATCATGTCCAAGGGCATCGATCTGGAGAGCCCGGCTTTCAAGGGTGTCTACAACCTGATCATGGAGACGTTTCGCGAGGCCATGTCCTCTGCAAATATCCGTGAGGAGGCCATCAAGCTGACGTTCACCAAATTCAGTCACCGTGTCGAGGCTGATGATTGGTGGAACGAGGCTCGGATGAGGATGAAGCAGTGACCCGGTCGAGCCTAGCGGAGATAGCCCGAACGGTCGGCTCCTTCTGGGACAACAACGCGGCTTCCGGGCAGACAGAGGTGGTGGATGTCATCACCTTCATCGAGGAGTGGGCAGGCCGCAGGCTTTTCCCAGCACAAAGAGTCATCCTCAAGGCCCACTACGGGCTGGCTCTCGATGACAGCCCGGCTGGCTTTTCAGAGGAGCTACTGGCGTCTTACTCGACCGTGGATCTCCTGGCTCTGGCGCTGGAGGAAGATCCCAAGGTCAGTGGTCAGGCAGATCGAGCGCAACTCATTCGGACCATCATGCGCAAGACCGTCGTCATCTATGATGACGATGCTCCTTGGCGCAAGACGCCAGCCTCAGCGAAGTGGCTGACTGAGCGCGAGTACCTGCACTATCTGTACGACAACCAGCGTGCGAACATTCGCGAGGTCATTCCCGGCGAAGAACGCCGGGAGATGATCCTGAGTGTCGGACGACGGTCAGGAAAGACTGAGTTGTCGGCCATCATTGCGGCTTACGAGACGTACAAGCTGCTGGCCAAGGGGGATCCGCAGCTTTTCTACGGGCTCCCAAACGGCGAGACGATTCAGCTTATCTCTGTTGCTACTGATCGTGATCAGGCGAGCATTCTCTACGGCAAGGTCAAGGCGATCTTCAACGACACGGACTACTTCGCGGCTCACCGGGCCAACTCGACCCAGACCTTTGCGAAGTTTCAGACGGCGAGGGACATCCAAGACTTCGGTCGGTTTGATGGCAATGCTCAGCAGGCGAGCATCAACGTCACTTTCCGTTCGTGCATCGCGAAGGGGCTGCGTGGTCCCGGTAACATCGTCGCCATCCTAGACGAGATCGCTCACTTCACAGATGCAGGGCAGTCGTCGGCAGAGGAGGTCTACAAGGCGATCTCTCCGTCGCTCTCGACGTTTACTCCGAAGGATCCCGACAACCGAACCAAGGCGCTCACGGAAACATCCGATGGGCGCATGATTCTGATCTCATCTCCGCTTGGTCGGCAGGGCAAGTTTTTCGAGTTGTTCCAGATGGCGATGAAGGGCGGCTCTGGGTCGGCCAACATGCTGGCGATTCAGGCACCGACGTGGGAGATCAACCCGACCATTCCGCCGGGAGAGTACGAGAAAGAGTACGCCAAAGATCCTATCCAATTCATCACGGAGTTTGGCGGCGAATTCTCCAGCCGGACGCTGGGTTGGATCGAGGTCCGCAAGGATCTGCTCGAATGCGTGGACCCGACGCTTCGCCAGCGAACACGCGGGCTCCCTCGTGTTCCTCATTTCATGGGGATCGACTTCGCGTTGGCTCAAGACGGCACGGCCGTAGCCATCGGTCACATCGAAGGCCCCAAGGTCATCCTCGACTACATCGATGAGATCCGTGCCGGGACGCCAGGGCCCTACGAGAACCATGAGCGGCTCGACTACGAGGAAGTGGCTGACTGGATTCGGGACTTGTCGAAGAAGTTTCTGATCGAGGAGGGGATGTTCGATCAGTGGGCCGGGATCATCTTTGAGCAAGCTCTTGCGAAGCGCGGACTTGCCCAGATCAAGACGCAACACCTGACGGGTCCTCTGTCGAGCCAGATCTTCAAAAACTTCAAGGATCTGATGTACGAGAGGCTTCCCGGCGGAGAGTCGCGGCTCGTTCTCTACGATGACATGCCCGATAAGGACAAGACGGGGATGAGCGAGGACGCGTACCGGGAGGCACTGGCGGCGCAGGACGAGATGGGGGAGGGCGACGATCCGAAGGAGGAAGAAGGGCCTATCTCGTATCTCCAAGAGTTGCTGGAGCTACAGGCCACGATCAAGTCCAAGTACATCGTGGAGGTCAAGGCTCCCAATCTCGTTGGTAAGCATGACGACCGCTCGGATGCTCTGGTGCGCATGGTGTGGCTGGCTTCGCAGAGACTTGGAAACATCAAGTATATCTCAGGGCAGATAGCTCAGGGCGTTGGCCCCAATCGACACCGAATCTCAGAAGGTGCGGTTGTCAAGGCGCGAATGAGGGCGATGCAGAGTGGTAGCCATGAGCATCGGACTGTTCGCCAGCGCCAGGGTCACTATGTGCGTCCAGTGCTCGGGGTTCGCGGAGGAAGGCTAAAGGGGTGACATGGCAAAGATCCTTCAGCCTTCAGATCTCCTCCGGGCTGACCATCGGTTGATCAAGGATCTCATCCGTACCATGGGGAAGGCGGAGAAGGTCCAGCACCTTCCCCAAGAGTACGAGTGGGTCTGTGGGTGCTTCTCTGGTCTGGGGGGTTCGTGGGAGGCAGCGGCGAAGGGGAGCGTTGCGCAGATTGATCTGCTCAAGAAGATCATCAAGAACGCGATCAAGACCAAACGAATCAGCCCTGCGCCAAAGTGGGGCGGGTACAGTGGGAAGGGATGACGCTACTCTCCGCGCGCGATCCCGCAGTCCGTGCCCTGCCCCCTCGGCAGCGCCAGGCATACCTGCGGTATCTAGATGAAGGGGACCAGGAACGGGCTGCCGCGGTGCTGGAGCGGTCTCCGACGTGGCGGGCCGCCAGGAGCCGCCAGGAGGCCCAGGAGGCCGAAAATACTGCCTTGTTGCAGCGGGGGACCGGTTCGCTGGAAGAGGCTGAGAGGGCTCTCAGGAGGGCTCTGAGGGCGTTTAGGAGCATTCGGATAGCCAAGCGCGGTCCAGAGCACCGAGAAATGAGGTTTTTGGTCGGGAACATAGGGGACGCGTTATCCGCAGTCAGGCGCGCAAAGCGTGGGTCGCTCGTTGACTACAGCGACCCGGATTTGGCTATCAGAGACAGAGACTTAGAAGGCTAATTGTGGCGTCTCCAAGGAAACGCGTTCGCGCTCGGACATGCCTGCGGGTGACCCCCAAGCGACGGGTCATCGCGGGATCAGCGGATGTTCCGACCAACGGAGATGCTCAACTCGTGGGCCGAGTACCCACGCGGACAGACCGGCGAGAGGAGCTATCGGTAGGTAAGCCGCAGCCTCTCATTCGTGGCTCGATGAGGTCGAAGATCGCTACGTGTGGTGGGTCGGCTTTCAGCGGCTACGGAGGAGCCGGCGGCGTAGGAGGCATAGGTGTTTCTGGCGGCGGTTCGGGTGTTGGGTCGGCGGGATCATCCACGCTCGGAAGTGGTGGCAACTTCTATTCGCCCGAGCTATCCACCGATTTCCTTGAGCTACCGCAGAGCCTAGACGAGCAGCGAAACTACTTCCGGTTCTTCTACCGGGCTGATCCGTTTGTTGGTCAGGCCATCGATCTACACACGGAGCTACCGCTGTCCAAGATTCGTCTCGGTCGCCCCGAGGCCAAGAGCAAGGAGCTTGGCGATCAGTCATTGGACTTCATCAAACGTTGGTGCAAGAACATCGGGTTGTTGCATCGGCTGATCGAGATCGTTCACGAGTACAACCTCCTTGGTGAGGTCTTCATCTTCTTTGAGGACCGCAACCCGGAGATGCCCGAGGATATCCGTGTCGAGCGGAAGTATGTCTTGCCGGATGAGGAGGGTGCGGAGCTGATCGAGCAAGCCGAGGAGCGCGACAACGCGGACGAGCGCGCTGCCGACTGGATGCAGGCAAACTACGAAGGATGGACGGCGATCCGCGTGCTTCCGCCGGAGCAGATTCATCTTGAGGGCTTTCCCTTTACGGATGAGAAACTCATCGAGCTAATCCCTGACTCCAAGACCAAGGCCATCATCGAGATGGCTGGCAACGGCGACGAACGAGCCAAAGAGATTGTGGAGTCGATGCCTGCGGATGTCGTGAGTGCGGTTACGGATGGCAAGAACATCCCGCTCAACACGAATCCGAAGGCAGGGTCGTTCTGCTACTACATGGCGAACAAGCGCAGCCAGTACGAGCCCCGCGGGCACTCTCGTCTGGAGCGCTGCATTCGCACGCTCGTCTATAAGGACAAGTGTCTGCTTCCGGGCTGCTTGGTTTGGGTGAGGAGAAAGGGTATCCCGCAGCAGGTCCGAGTAGAGACGATTCAAGACGGGGAATTCTTACTTACGCACAAGGGGAGATTTCGCAAGGCTATAACCGGGTCTCGGGAAATTGAAGAAGATATTGTTGCTCTGGCGGTGGAGGGAATCCGGCGTCCGCTTTGTGTGACGAGGGATCATCGAGTGTTGGTTGTGGAGGATGGTGTTGAGCGATGGATCGAAGCAGGTGAGTTGAGGCCGGGGCAGCAGCTTTGCGAGCCTTCGATTGATAACGGGGATAGGCGGAGGACGTTTGATCTTAGAAAGTGGTGGGGCAATCGTCATTTTGCGGTCCAACGAAGAAGTCTTTGCGGGGGGGAGACTTGTATTGTGGACCGTCACTTGAGTGTTTGTGAGGTAAGCGAAGAGGACAACACTCTATATGTAACATTTAGTTTTCCGCAGGATCATGTCAATCGTGTCGGGGCCGTACAAGGAATGAGGAAATTGCTAGAATGGCTCAGAGATTTGGAGAGACCTACTCAGGTTTCTTACAAGGCTCTTTCTGAGGTTACTGGCATTTCCTGTTCGCTTAAGGAACTACGCGTTTACACTAAGAAAGCGTTTGGGTCTGCGGATGGATACAACTCCAGTAGGGGCAGGTCCGCGCAAGACTACGTGGCATCCCGCGCCCCCAGACGCCGAGGTTCCTGATGAGACTCAGTATCATACGTTGGCTTCGGGTCTTTGCGAAGTTCCTCTGACGGAAGACGTGTGTTATTTGCTTGGTGCTTTTTTGGGTGATGGGGCAATATGGCACAGCGATTGTAGATTTCTCAATACCTGCTATGTTGAGTGGTCGTTCGGCGGCGACGCCATTTCGTTAAAAGTACGAGATCGGATCGCCCGCATTGCAGGAGATTTGATCAGCGATGAGAATCTGCATTTTACCCCTGTAATGGGGGAATACGACACGGAGAGTGCGATTCATTATGTTCGTGTTGAGGATGAATTGTTTGCACGATGGGTAGCCGAGGAGATGGGCGTTGACTGCTATACTAAGCGGTTGCCTTTTTGGGTGTTTGAGCTAGCAGATGAACAAATCAAGGCGTTGCTGTGTGGCCTACTTGATACGGACGGATCGTTGAAGGTTGGATTGCCTTCTAACGATAAAACTGTCGAGATCTCTGTTGAGTTGGCAAACGCTACATTAATTGATCAGTTACATCTCTTGTGCAATCGTGTGGGGCTTGTGTCGTATGTTGGGCAATGCACGAGGTCTGCAACTTCGATAACGCGCCGCTGGAAAACAAAATCCGGGATGCGGGAGAAGACATACACGTACCCGGAGGCAACATATTATTCGCTGAGAAGCACAGATTATTCTAGTGTTAGGGAGTGGAGTAGGGGTTCAGTTAAGGGAGAAGAAACAGAGTGGGTTGAGCGAAAGTATACTTGGCGTTCGCGGTTTGATCATAATAGGCTGACTCGAAGAATCACTGGAGTGGAGAGAATTCCATACACGGGTACGGTGTATTCGTTTGATGTAGAAGAAGATGAGTCGCATACAGGCGGTGGATTGCTTTTGCATAACTGTCGGCAAGCCCAGACATCGATCGCATCGCGTCATATGACTCCAATTCGCCTGGTCTACGCTGAGAATATGAACCAAGCGCAGACCGAGGCCCTCCGAGATCAGATCGATCTGGCGCTGCAAGATCCCGACTACAGCATCGTCACCAACTTCCAGGTGACGTGGGAAGAGATGACACCGCAGGGTCGTCTCTTGGAGCTTTCGGGAGAGTACGAGCTAATCAACCGGGAGCTTTACGCGGGGCTCGGGGTCACGGAGTCGTTGCTGTCTGGCGAGTCGAGCTACAGTGGCGACCGCATCAATCTGGAGGTCATCAACGTCCGCTACATGCTCATGCGTGAGATCGTTCAAGATCTCATCGAGGAGTATTGCTTCAAGCCCATGTGCGCGAGGATGGGCTTCATCGAGACCGTCAATGGCAGGGATCAGGTCGTCTATCCGAAGCTGAGCTTTACTCGGCTTGCGCTTCGGGACAATCAGGACACCTACGACGCACTCTACAACCTCTACTCGAAAGGCTCGATCCCGGTTTCGACCATTCTGGACCTTCTCAACATCGATCCAGAGTCGGCGGCGGAGGAGTTGGAGCGCGACTTCGCGACCTTCCAAGACGCGACGTTCAACGAGGTTCTCCGCGGTGCCTACTCCAGCGTGGGAACCAAGCTGGCTGACGATACCGACTTCACGGAGATGATCGCCAAGCGGCTTGGGCTCAAGTACGAGCCGAAGGAGGAAGGCGGCGGAGGACGGTTCTAGGCTGATAGATAGCCTATCTAAGCCCTCTATCGAGGGCTATGTTCTCAGCCGCCAAAATCGCCAAACGTTACCTGCAACGGCAGGCGAATGGCAAGAAAACTGGCTACCGGGACAGCGTGGGATTGTTCATTCCGCTGCCCGCCGCTCTCGCCAGGCAGTTTCCGTCACTCGGCACTGAGGACCGTTCGCCACCGCACACCACTTTCCTGTTCGTAGGTGACGTTTCGGAGGACCGGGAAGCTGACTTTCTGAGGGTTTTGAGCGATGCGTTCCAGGGCGAGGGCTGGCCCAGGGTCAAGGCCACGCTGGGCGATCTCAACTACTTCCAGCACACCGACAAGGGGCGGATCGTTCCTCACGTGGCCGTGAAATTCGGTCAGCCGATGGCTGAGTTACGGGACCGGGTGAAGAATCGCTTGGAGGAAGCGGGTTTCGAGGTCAAGGACTCGTTTCCCGTCTACATGCCGCACGTCACGTTGGATTACACGCCTGGGTTTGACAAGCCGTACAAGGGGGACGTGCCGACCGGTACGTGGGAGTTTGATGAAATGGAAGTGTGGGGCTTGCCCAAGGTCCACAAAGTCAAGTTTGGGTCCGCACTCCAGAGCAAGCTGGGTGCTCAGAAAAGGAGTCCTCGGGACATCCCCACGAAGGCGCAGCTTGACTTTGATGGCACGTTCTCCCACTGGCAGAAGTCAGCGTTTGTCGCGGAGTCGGGTTGGGATGCAGCGGACAACCATCGATTTGTGCTCTGGCCGGACAACAGAGATGAGGAGACGTTTCTCAACGGGCCAGTGCGGTCGCTATTCGAGGACAGCGGGTACTTCACCGGGCGTGTCTGGAGCGACACACAGAAGGAACAAGGTCGTCCGCTCGGAGTCGAGGTCCATGGGGAAATTGCCAAACGTGTTGCCAGGCAGTACTTGGCTCGCGTTCAGCCACTTGACCTACGGCAGATCGAGAAGTTTCGCAAGGACTTCTTGATGCTGATGAAGAACGCCAAGGTCGTGAAGGACTATAAACAGGCGTTGAAGTGGAAAGAGGCGGTCCAGACTTGGAGTGATCGGTTTGAGCTTTTCGTTCTTGATCGTCTTCGCAAGGCAATCAAAGACCTGAGATTTCAGAGGCGAATTACCCAAGGTGATGCAGACTATTGGGACAAGAAGATCGGGCACGAGGTCTGGGATTTGCATCTCGACTTTCGTGTTCCTCTAGAGCGCTACGAATTTGTGGTCAAGTATGATCCGAGGGCGTCTAGAGAGGGGCTGTTTGCGCAGCTACAGCGCGAGCTTCCAAAGTGGGAAGGGCGTGTGCGTCGCTCAGCGCGCAAAGCATGGCGTGTGCTCAAGGACTTTGCGGAGTGGTACTCGCGAATCTCTGAAACACCGCTGGGCGTGGATATCCCTGAAGAGGAGCGGGTAAGCATTGAGGGTCTTCCGGTAACAATCAGAGGTTTTCCGACCGACTCCTCTGAGATGTACGCCGACTTTTTGGAACGATTTAAGGTAGGTCTGAAACGCTACAAACAGCGTGCCAGACAAGCGCTTCCGCTTCTGCTCCGCGGTCAGCTTCCGTTGGTTGTCGATTTCCGTGCGAGGCTCGATGAAGCGGGGGTCTACGAGCACGACCACATCTCCATCAATCCTACTTCGGCGGAGCGAAATCCAGGCGCGCTGGCTAAGACCATTGCGCATGAGATGGGGCACCACGTCTACAAGACGTACTTGAGCAAAACCGCTCAAGACTTCTGGTCTCGGGCGATTTCAGGAAACTACGGAACGCTTGATCTCAACGAAGTTGCTCGTAGGTACGGAGGCGACAAGTTTCTCTACGATAACGAACGGATCAAGAAAGAGAACCCGTTACTTTATCTTCAGATCCAAGGGCTGTGGCACATGCCGGAGACCAAGCGCGTATTCGATTACGTCTTGGGCATGGATGACTTGAAGAAGTACCTCGCAGAAGGCGGCACGGCCAAGTTTCGGGTCCACGGCAAGCCGATCACGGGATACGCCCACAAGAATAAGGAGGAAGCGTTTTGCGAGGCTCTGGGCATGCTCGTCGGTTACGGACCACGCACCGTACTGCCGGAGGTTCGGTTGTGGCTCAAGACGATTCTGCCCCAGATCAAGATCGCACGCCATTCCGTGAGCCAGTGCATGCACAAGGGCTGCAAGAAGGCTCCAGAGATCGAGTGTATCTGGGCTGAGGGCATCGGCCATGCGTGGTTTTGCAAGCCGCACTTCAAGGAGTGGTCCACCAAAGGGGACGGGAAGGGAGAGGTCTGTAGGCAATGGGAGATCGACGGAAAGGCGGGAGAGAAGAAGTGCGCTGGTGATGGAGAGTGTTTCTATCCAGGCCAGCGCGTGAAGATCGGCCCTTATACAGACGGATCTTGGAAGGATGGCGTTGTCTTGAAGTTGGAGCGATACGACATCCTCAATCCAGATGTTCTGGTGCGAGATGACGAAGGCATTGAGGACTGGGAGGACCAGGACAGCTTGGTTCCCTTGGAAGGACCAGACGCTAGGGCAGATCCCTCTTTGAAGACAGCCAAGCCAAGCGATAGCTGGCTGGCGCTGAATCCCGACGTGCTCTACCGGGCCGAAGAGGAGGATGAGGAAGTGACGGCGGAGGATCTCGTAGCCGAAGCCGCGCGGTTGTTGGGAGTTGCCAAAGCCGGACCCGTTGTGGATAGCACGGAGTGGAACGAGGACGTGGCGTCGTTCCTGAAGATCGCTCCGCCCGTAATGCGCGTGGCTTTCCAGTACAGGCTCAAGACGGCTGGATGGTGGGCGATTCAGCCGGGCAAGCCGGGCATCAACCCTCCGCCAGTCGACAAGGGTGGCTTGATGAACGCCATCCCAGGCACGGACCCGAACGAAGGGGCGCTCTATGGCGGGGATCGTCCCGCGGACATCCTGGGTGACGCCATGCGGGATGTGGACCGAGAGTATCTGCTTGCCTGGGGCCGACCGGCGACCCGGACAGAGCTAGAAGAGGCATGGAATTTCGTGATGGGTCCGATTCTGGAGGACGGGAGCTTCAACTACGGAAGCAAGTCGGAGCCGTTGAACCAGTGGCTCATCGAATTTGCCGAGTGGTTGGGGAAGAAACCCAACGAGATCATGTTCTGGAGCGACGATCTGTGGCATGCGTTGGCGCGGCTGTGGAAAGAAGGGAAAGGTCCCGCGCACCTGGAGGCATACCGCAAGGAGTTGCTGGGGGTCTGTGAGGACTCCAAGGGGTTCGGCGAGCACGCCACGCTTCGTTCAGAAGACCTGGCAGAGAGGCTCCAAGCTCGGGTCTCGGTCATCCATGATGAGACTTTCCGTGGTGAAGATACTTTGGAAGGAGACCAGGAGCCGGAGATCTTCATTGGTCGGGTGGCTTCCCAGCACTTGGCTCTGAGTGCGCACCGACGCTCGATCGCGTTGATGAAGTTTCTGTCCGAGACTGCGAGGAGCCTCGGCGTAGCGAAGCATGTCTACGTGGTGGGTGGCGCGGTACGAAACTTCGTCATCGAGCGGCCGATCAAGGATCTGGATCTCGTGATCGACTCCATGTCGGCCGGGCGCGACTCCGAGTGGTTTGCCAAGGAGTTAGCGCGTCGGATCCCAGCAGCCACAAACCTCAAGACGAATCAGTACGGGGTCGCCATCCTCACTGTGAGCGGAGATTGGGAGCTAGATGGCGACAACATGAAGGGTGAGGTCATAGAGATCGCCAACGCCCGTAGCGAGTCCTACGCCAAGGGTGAGGGGAAAGGCTACAAGCCTTCGGAGGTACAACCGGCGACCATCGAGCAGGATATACGAAGGCGCGACTTTACAATGAATACATTGATGTGGCGCCTGCTGGACTTGGCGAAGGGGCCAGACAAGGCCGAGATCATCGATCTTACGGGGTGTGGTCTGAAAGACCTGAAAGAGCGTTCGGTCAAATGCCCGGCCGACCCCAACAAGACGTTCTCAGATGACCCCACGCGCATGTTGAGGGTCATTAAGTTTACGGGGAAGTACGGCTTCAAGATCCCGCCAGACGTAGCGGCTTCCATCAAGCGCAACGCACGGAAGATGAAGCAGATGCCCTGGGAGGCCATCGGCAACATCTTGGTCGGAGACATTCTCAAGGAGCCTACCGCCCGCAAGTCACTACGTCAGATGAAGGAGCTTGGGCTGCTCGACGTGGTGAGCGAGATGATTCAGGAGAAGCGACCGTTCGCCACGTTCATGGCGAACCAACTCAAGCGCGACCGACGGGTGCAGCTTCTCCTCGATCTCATGGATCTCGGTCTCCCAGCGAACACACCGCTCCACTTCCTCACGCCCAAACAACGGCAGTGGCTTCGCGAGACCACGGTGAGGATGCCAGAGGATGAGGCGAGCAAGTTTGCAGACAGGCTGATCAAGCCTCCGGTGGACAACAAGAGAGTCATTGACGAGTTGATGCTGCCGCCGCCAGAGCGAAGCCGCATCAAACCGTTAGCTCGCGAGCTAATTCTGGCTGACCCGAAGCTGGCTGACGATCCCCGAAAGCTCACGGATCTGGTGGTCAAGAAGTGGAAGTGACGACTCCCATGCGTGTCGCCGGCATCTTGGCCTACCCGCCAAAGATGCGACAGGAGATCCTCGATTGGGTGAAGTCGCTATATGCCACATGGGCTGCAACGAGAGCCCGTGTGGAAATCAAGGGGCACAAGGAGGATATCAAGGAATTCAAGGCTGATCTCAAGGAGGCAACGACTCCAAGAGAGATTGAGCGGCTCAAGGATCGTATCGAGGTACGACAAGAAGGCATCGACAAAGCGAGCAAGATTCTGAAGGAAGCCATCCGCGATGGTGCGAAGGGCCGTGGTCGGAAAAAGTCCAAGCGTGACTTCGTGACGGACCTGGGGGGGATGCCGAAAAACTACCCGATCGAGCAGTTGCAGCAGGAGATACCCAAGATTCGCGTCGGGGTGGAGTTTACAGGCCAGCCCGCTCCGCGAGAACGCGCTGTCCACGGCACGTGGAACGGCAACACCAAGAAGTTGAGGATTCTGCTGCACGGTAGAGCGCCTGACCAGATCTTCAAGTACCGCGAAGCTGCTCGGACCATGGACACGATCATCAAGCATGAGCTTCGGCACATGGTCCAGCAGATGTTCTTCCAGTTTGAAGCGGAGTTGATGGAGAGGAAGATTCTGGAGCGCGGCAAGAGCTGGGAGAAGCTGAGCCCGAAAGAGCAAGAACACATCCGCAAGTCGCTGAGCCGAGGTGCGCCAAAGGAGTACGAAGTTGGCAGCTTTGCGCTCTATGAGGACGTTCCCAAGAATCTACAGTACTACCTACTGCCGCAGGAGTTTTTCACGTGGCTCGGTCAGAGCGAGGAGACGTTCTTGGATGAGGTTCGCACCATGCGGGTGGTTGGTGGTGAGAAGGACCCCCGACCCAAGAAGAAGGAGTTTGACCAGTTTGTAGGCAACCCGCGGCCGATCAAGTCGAAAGGCCGGGTTCTCAAGAAGGGCGACCCCATTGCCACGCATCCGTTCTTCGCGACTCTGTGGGAATACGACCGCAAGCGGTGGCAACGGGCAGTGCGTGAGTTGTGGAAGCGTGTGCAGAACAAGCTCGTCTTGCCGCCAACGAGATTGCCGTCTTCCAAGAGGGTAGCAGCGCGACACAAGACCGCCCGCATGGCAGAGCGGGTAGCGATTCGGCATCTGGTTGCCCGCGCTCCCATGAGCAAGCTGCTCGGGGACCTGATGGGCAAATGGGAGCTTCTCAACCGTAGCGTCGATGAGGATCTGCAAAAGGGCGGGGTATCGCGGGCCGATTTCCTGGCCAACAGGTTCAAAGGTCTGGACGAGTACGACATTCGGTCGTTGCTCATGCGTCTCAAGTCTAGCGGCCGGGTCATTTGGCCGCACATGCTTCGGGCTGCCAAGCTCTGGGTCGAGTACCTGCTTCAAACCAAATCGATTCCGCGAGGCCAGGCGAAGAAGTTTGAGTTGTCGGCACGGCCCTTCTCTGCGGCCAAGCGGCCTCCACGAGACATCGTCGCGTGGCTTGAGAAGAACAAGGGCAAGTATCGCTACTTGGTAGACGCAGCCGGGTGGCCGGACAAGGTTGAGAATGGCATCGGGGGAGCAGAGGACTTGTTTACGGTCGGGCCGTTCAAGGTCCACAACACCGTGCGGGAGACGGGCGGTCAGCCGCGAACGTTGGCCTGGTACAACCCGAATGACGACAAGCTCTACCTACGACCGCATATCAAGGTGGGAGAGGGCGAGCTTCACAATTTCCTGCATGAGTTGGGGCATCGCTATTGGGACAAGATCATGTCTCGCGATGTCAAGACGAAATGGGCGAATCACCACTCGATGATCAAGTACGGGCTTGGGCAGTACGAGCGGTCTAGACCCACAGATCTACCTGAGATTGGTGAGCCTCTTCCGATCCCCATGCAGGGCATGAGGCGCGGGGGTCCTCCGATAGTCACCGATATCGATGATCGCTTCATCCACGTCTTGCACAAGCCAACTGGACGTGACGCCAAGATCAAGAAGCGGGAGTACTGGAAGTTTTTGGAGCGCCGAGCCAAACGGGGGCAGTTTCCGACCCCTTACGCCAGTACGAATAGGGAGGAGCACTTCTGTGAGGCGCTTGCCATGCACCTCCTCGGCAATCTGCCGGAGCCCCACAAGTCGATCTTCGACACGGTCGTGATCAAGGGTGAAGACCCTCCTGGGATGCCGGCAAAGGTCGCCCGGATGTACCTCGCCAAGCGGTTCACGCCGGAGGCGTGGAAAGAGTACAAGCGCAAGCACCCCAAAGCCGATCCGAAGCGACACGAGATTGTCCAGCCCGAGAAGGGGAAGGCTCCAAAGCCCAAGAAAACGGTCCGGCAGAAGCTCGACCACGTGTTCACGAGCATCAAGGGGCTCAGCAAGTCGGTCGCCAAATCGGTTCGCGAAGCTCCCGAGAAGGTCCAGAAATTCATCGTGGACAAGAGTTATCGCGATGACGTGACCAAAGCAGCCGCCAAGACGATCAAGGAAGCCCCTGGAAAGATCAAGACCGCGGTCATCCAGTCCGGCAAAGCCGAGTTGAAGGCAATCTTCAAGGAGACTCCGCGCATCCTCGCCACGCTGGCGAAAGAACGACGCGCTCCCACGAAGGCAGAGGCAAAGACTCTTTATGGAGTCGGTGTGTATGTGGCAGGGACGGTTCTAGCCATGACCACCGGAAGGCCGGCAGGCGGAGCGATTGGGCGAGTGGCCTTGGCCGGCGCTAAAGCGTTCGGGCATAGCCTGAGCCTGCACATCGGCATCAAGGCCATGAACCAGTTTGCTGATGAGGGATTCCTGGCCTACGAAGCAGCCGAAAGTGTTGCTCAGGCAGGAGGCATTTCGGCGGTGCTTCCAGTCAGCACGAGTGCTCTTCCTGGTCTGGGTCAGATTTGGGATGCCGTGAGTAAGGTGGTGATGGCTTCGGAAGAGAAGTCCAAGTCCGAATCCGCGATGGATAAGATGATTGAGCAGTTGATCAGGATCATCGGGGAGGAGTTGGATAAGGGGCTCACGGACGATGAGATTGTGAAGATTCTGAAGGAGGAACGGCCGTGAGCGACTATTCCGTGCTTCAAGTTGCGGCCTTGTACCGAGCCTCTCAGGACACCAAGTACAAGGGCAAGAAGGTCGTCAAGAACCAAGACGGTGAAGATACGACCGTCTACGAGTACAGCGAACGGCAGGTTGCGTTGCGGGACAAGGACAAGGCCGAGCGCATCCAGAAGCTCCGACAACGCCGGAGCGACCTGATCAAGAAGGTCAAGAGCGATCTCAAGAGCAAGGATGACAAGACCCGACTGACCGCTCTGGCGGTCGCACTCATTGATCACACTTACGAGCGTCCGGGTAACGAGGACAGCGCCGACGATGGTCATTTCGGTGTTACTGGCTGGCTCAAGAAGCACGTCACGTTCTCTGGCAACAAGGCCACGCTGAGTTACGTCGGGAAGTCTGGCGTCAAGCAGAAGAAGATCGTGAACGACGCGGCTGCGGTCAAGCTGCTCAAGGAGATCACGAAGGGCAAGAAGCCAGACGAGCAGATCCTCACGACAGATGACGCGAGCATCACAGCCAAGGACATCAATGCCTATCTGCCCGAAGGCATCACGGCCAAGGATCTGCGAGGGCTCCATGCCAATGAGGAGATGCTTGGGCAGCTAAAGAAGGTCAGGAGCAAGGGATCGAAGCTGCCGAAGGCTCGCACGGAGCGTGACCGCATTCTCAAAGACGAATTTAATCGAGCGTTGAAGGAGACGGCCGAAATTGTCGGGCACGAGCCGAGCACGTTGCGAAGCCAGTATCTCGTTCCTCACTTGGAGGACGAGTACAGGAAGGACGGCACCGTTCTCACGAATCTGGACAAGACGGCAGCCGCCCCGAAATTCCGCAACTACGAAGAGGCTATGGCGTGGGTGAAGAAGAAAAGCCGGGAGTACGGCGGTAAGAACAAGTTTCTGTCGAGTGACGAGTACCGGGAAGCCTACCCGGTGATCAAACGGTTGTCCGACAAGGCGAAGAGTGAGGCGAGGAAGAGTCTGCGCGGAGATGCCGAGCGTGCCATGAAGGAAGTCGGGGTCCGGTTCGGAGATCGTGTGGAATGGCATCAGGTGGGGCCGTTCATGACGGTGGACGTGTTCACCGGCACTGTGGTGGACAAGAAGGGCATCCCGTATGTGAAGCTGGATCGGCCAGTCCAGGGGAAGCGGACAGTGCGTTGGCACAAAGGGTTCCGGCGCGTTGCGGCCAAGACAGCGGCCGAAGTGGGCACGGATACCGGAACCATTTACGCGATTTCGCCCGAGATGCTTCATCGCGTGGTCTCACGCAGTGTTTGGCGTGACGCTGCGGATGAGGTTTGGAACGAGGGTGTTCCGGCTGACTTTAGTGCGTTGTGGGAGCGCATGAGCCGGGAGATTCGTGAACACGGCGGAGCCGTGTTGTCGCCGGGCGGTGATGGACGCTGGGATGTGACGATTCCCGAGGCGGCTCCTCACTTGCAGGAGCAGGGTTTGCTGCCTCCCTACGGGACGCCCGAGTTTGGGCGCGAGGCGACCAAGAGCAAGGCCGAGAAAGAAGAGGAGCAGATCAGGAAACTGCTCCGTCCCGATCCCAAGAAGAAGCCGCCCCGTCACGACCTTCGAAAACATCGCATCGAGGAAGAGGATGAGGATCTGAAGGGAGACCGGGCGGATGAGGACAAGGATCGCAGCCTGAATTACAAACACGTGGCGGCTCTCTACCTGCAAGCCTGGCAGAAGGCCAAGAGCGAGGAAGCCGCCAAGAAGCTCTTTGACCAGTACAAAGAGAAGAACCCGGACACGGAAAAGACCTGGCAGGAATTCCTAGAGGACCCCGAGCCCAAGGAAAAGAAGCCCGAGGAAGAGAAGTCGAAGAAGGACAAGGCTGAGGTCGGGGAAGAAGGCGAGAAGCTCTGGAAAGACATAAAGGATGAGCCTCCGCCAGACAAGGGGAAGAAACCATCGCCCGACGCCGAAGCGGTCGCACGCAAGAAGATTGTCAAAGACACCGTGAAGGGCGTTGCGGATTCTCTGAAATCCAACATCGCAGGTGCTTCGCTCCCTCCAGCCGTGCGCAAGGAGATCACGACAGCGCTGGAGAACATGGACGCGGAGCAGATCAAAACGTTCAACAGCGCTCTCCAGAGCTACGGTTCACGAGCCAAGACGCTCGCGATAGATGGGCCGAAGGCTGTCCAGAAGGCCGAGCGGGCGCTAGAGGATTTGGCCGACTATGACTTCGCGGGAGCGCTCAAAGCCGATGAGCTAGCTCAGAAAGTGGTCGAGCAGGCTCACGCGAACGCGGTGATCAAGAAGGACAAGCAGAAGCAACGCGGTAAGAAGCGCAAGGTCACCGACTCCATCGACAAGATGCAAGAAGTCGTGCGCGACCTGTCGGGCGACTCCAAGTACGTCATCCCGAAGAAGGTCAAGGACGTGCTCAAGAAGCAACTGGAGGGGATGGAAGAGGAGAAGTACGAGGATGTCATCGGTGCCGTCGAGCGCCATCTCCATCTCATGCAGCAGGAAGAGAACCTCGATGCAGCAACGGCTCTAGCTCCGGCAGAGGCGTCCTTGGAGGAATTCGAGGAGCGCATCGATGAAATGGACGATCCGCACGCGAAGGGAGACCAGATCGCGGAAGCCATCCAAGCCACGCGCGTCGTCCAGCGACATGAGCAACGTGAGAAGGCGAAGCATCAGGCGAACAAGGCAGCGGTGTCGTCCACTGCACGGATCTTCGGAACGAAGGAAGTCCCTTCGGATGTCATGGACAAGCTGGGCCCGGCCCTGGAAGGGCTCGATCTAGAGGAGAAAGAGAAGTACGTCGAGGCTGTCCAGGCCGAGTACCGAGACATCAAGAACCGCATCGAGACAGATCCGGCAACCGGCGCACAACGGATTCCGCCCTTGCTTCTCAGGGAGTCCATGGAGGCGCTGGAGAAACCATCCTACGAGGGCAGCCCCGAGGACATCGGACGCGCCACAGCACGCGCGATGGCGGCACAGACGTTGATCGCAGACCCGTTCACGATCGGCGGACAGAAGGTCGGCCAGGTTGCTCTGGACGACGCTGGAACCCGTCAGCGAGGGCTCCAGGCTTTCGAGAAGTACCAGGAGTTGCCCCAGCAGATGAGGACGGCTGCTGCCTCCCAGATTCAAGAGCGGCTGGAGAACGTCGATCCCGAGAGCCCCGAAGCCAAGGAGCTAAACCGCATCCTCGATGGCATCGCCCTGGCTGCGCTCGTTGATGAACGCGAGGAAGACAAGCTGCCGCAGATCCCGGGCCGCGAAGTGAATGAGGGATTCGCGGAGGTTGCGCGAGCGATGGCGAAGGCGGGCAAAATTGACTTGTTACTAGGTCCCGTCGAGGATTTCTACAGCGCGGAGGGCCAGAAGTCGGTCCACTCTGCGATGCAGAGCCTCGATGACGCCAACCTGGCTCGGTCCGTCAAGGACACCATGCCGGGGATGGATGAGTACCTCGTAGGCACCGAGGAGACGCCAGCGCTCCCAGAAGAGAAGAAGCGGCATTTGCGCCAGGCCATCATCGACATGGCCGTAGACAACATGACCGTCGTGGACCGCCTCATCCGCTCCCGACTGGAAGAAGCCGGAGAGAAGAAGAAGGCCCGAGACGCCAAGTATGTGGCCGAGACGGCGCGAAAAGCTACTGGAAAGTCTTGGTGGCAGAAACTCATCGAGAAGTACCTAAAACCGGATGTTCCGATGGCGCAAACTCGGACTTCCTCCGGTAGTTTGAAACTTCCAGCGTGGACTCTCCGAGATGGAGAAAGGGTCCGACTGGCAGATTCAGATTCTCCCGAGGAAAGCCCTGTTTTGGACATGCGGTTGGAGTATTTGCGGGCTCTCAACGACTTTGTGACCAAAGAAATTGGGAAGCCTTCAAAGTCGCATGCAGACCGCGCAATTCAACGATTCTTGGAAACGAAGAACCCGAATTTCCTCCGATCCGAACCTGAAACTCCAGAAGGAGACTTTGAAAGTGCGGAACGGAAGAAAGAGGGACGAAATTCTCGTTTTTCGCTTGATAGTAGGCACGTATTAGCAGCGGGGCAGCCTTCTGTCCGCGCTGTCGAACCCTTTTTCGTCTCAAAGAGAGGAAAACAAATGTCAACGCTGACTCGTGAGGCTGCCCAAAAGGTCACGGATGACCTTGATCGTATTGCCAATCTCTTCCAGCACAATCACGAATCCCTGGGGGTTCCGCAGAAGATTGCGCTCGACTTTGCCTATCGCTGTGATCTGCTCTCCGACGAGATTGGCCGTCTGACCGGCCAGGAGAAAGAGGCGTACCAGCAAGGCACAGGAGAGGGTACAGCGCCAGGTTCCGACGACAACACGAACAAGGGTCCGTCGCAGCCGTTCAACCCTGCCGAGATCGGCAAGCAGGACAACACGCCCCCGCAGACGGAGCCCGATGAGCCTTACATGAAGGGCAACTTTCTCCAGAAGGAGTACAACGAGCTTCGCAACTGGCAGGAGCAAGGGTTGTTCTCCAATGCGAAGGCAGCCTCCGTAGTTGCCAGCCGGATGATCGCCAAGCTTCAGGGGCTTCAAGCTGCACTTGACGGCGCCGAGTAGGCGATCTGCATGGAACGCAGGTCAGACGATGTGAATTGGCAGGAGACCACACGGGAATTCACCGTGGGGGATTCTGTCAGGCTATTCAACGGCGAGGATACCGATGTAGGCCGCGTCGTTGCCGTCTGGCCTGCGATCGGAATGCTCGATCTGCAATTTGCCACGGGGTGGACTCGTAAGCCGGTCGAGGATGTGGTCCGGCTGGACAAGTGGACTCCGTATGCGCCGCCGAAGACCGAGCACAGTCAAGTTCCAGGCGGTGCGGGTACGGTTCCTGTCAGCGCAGGCCCGGCAAACAAGCAATCTAGCGTGCGCCGGGTTGCGGAAGCATACGTCAAGAAGGCGCTCTATTGGGCCGCACGAGATCGCCAGTACCGACCCACACAAGAGGAGATTGAGACTGGCGAATACATCTGCCCACGATGCAAAGGGTCGATGGGGATGGCTCGCTACAAACGACGCAACGGCATCACTGAAAGGCTTCTGGCCTGTCATAGGTGTCTCTTCTTGATCAAACCAATGGACGCCGGGTTGGAGGGCTAGGTGGCTTTCCTCAAGTACGCATACGCTCAGACCGTCGAGCCCGCCATATCGGGACGCGGTTGGAGCAAGATCCGCACGGCAAGCGGCGGGTCTGATGCGAATTTGGTCGAGAAGGCCAGCGAGATCCTCGGGGAAAACTTCGACCCCCATCGGTATCTGCTGACACACGCCACGATCGTCGCGTCCGTGGACGTGGAAGAAGTCCCGAACGTCAAGCTCGGGTCAGTCCTCGATCCCAACACGGGACGCCGGATCAACCGGAAGTGGACCGACTACCGGGTCATACCTGAGTGCGACAAATTCATCAACAACAACTGTTTCATTCCTGGGACGCTCATCACAATGGCAGATGGCACGGTCAAGGCCATCGAGGACATCTGTGAGGGGGATGAGGTTCTGACGCATCTTGGTCGGCCGAAGCGAGTGACGGCCACGATGCGGCGCGATGTCGTTGAGGAATTACGCGAGATCAAGCCGCGAGGAACAACGGAGCGGCTGTATGTCACGGCAGAGCATCCGTTCTATGTGTTTCGTGAGAACGCATGTGTGAATTGTGGAAGCCCGGCGCGGCAGCATGTCTCATGGAATGCACGCTGCATTTCGCATCTCATAGGGAAGTTTTACTGTTCCAGCGAGTGTTACTACGCGAAGCGGGTTCCGAAGCGCGAATTGTTGGAAGAGAAACGGGGAGAGTTTGTCGAGGCGAAGGATCTGACAGACCGCGATTTCACTGCTTCTCCCGTACTGAGAGGTGCAAAGGATGTTGGGCTGACGCTTGGGCAAGCCCGTCTGATTGGATTGTTCTTGGCGGAAGGCTACTACGAGCAGGATAGTAGAAACGATAATGAGCGAGTTGGGGCGATCTGGGCTTTTCACAAAGATGAAGCTCCTACGCTCGCGCGGCTCGTTCGGGATCTCATGAAGCGGGAGTTTGGGGTCGAGTGTGTCATACGGCCCCACAAGAACGACAACGGGATTCATGTCACGACAAGGACCCATCGTGACGCGGCGGCCTTCTTCACCAAGTGGGTTCGCGGAAGTGGATCTAAGACAAAGACTCTCCATCCTGATCTGCTGTTTGCTTCTGCCGACATACAAATGGAAATCGCGCGGGGGTGGCTGGAAGGAGACGGGTGTTTTCAGGACACACGCACTGAGAAAAAGCCTGGTGATATCCGGCTGACTGGCGATACCTCGAATCGTTCCCTTGCCAGTCAGATGCAGATCATCTTGCAGCGGCTCGGGATCTCTTCCCACCTGACACGCATAGAATCGCCAGGACGTAAACGGCTGATCGTTGATGGTGAAATCAAGATTGTCAACGATCCCGAGAAGCCGCGAAACGTATCGTGGGCGCTTGCTTGCGGGGGTGCTTGGGTTGAAGATCTCGTGCAGGATACGGTGTACGAAGAGCCGTATCTTGCAGCCGTCGAGGAGCGCGGAGGACTTCAAGCTGCGCCCAAGTTGCGCTTCTTGAATGGCTACCACCTGCAAATCATCGAGAACCTCGATACGATCGCTTACGCGGGCCCTGTCTACAACTTTGATGTTGAAGACGACCACTCGTATGTTGCTAACGGTGTCGCTGTTCACAACTGTGATGCTTGGGCTCGTCCGGTGTTGATGAAGTCGTACCGGACGTTCATCGGGGCACAAAACTTCTGCGAGCACTTGCAGAAGGAAGAAGAGTCGAAAGGCCGAATCATCGATGCCGTGGCTCGCGATATTGGACCATCAGTCTACATTGACATTTTGCTCGCGACGGATCGTCGGCACACAGGTCTCGTGAGGGACATCGAGTCTGGCAAGATGAGAACTCTGAGTATGGGGTGCTTTCTGGCCGGGACGCAGGTGTCGTTGCAGGACGGCCAGCGGGTGGCGATCGAGGAGGTGGTCCCAGGGGATATGGTGCTGACCCACAAGGGTCGTTTTCGCGAGGTGCTCAACACGCAGATTCGGACGTATCGAGGAGAGTTGCGTCGGATCAAGGCGGTTGGGGTTTCTTCTACCATTCAGGCGACGGCGAACCATGGGTTTGAGGTTTTGCGGGCTCCGAAGACGTGCGCTTGTGGGTGTGGAGAGCCCCTTGGGGAGACAAGCTCTATAACGCGCCGCACGACACGTCGTTTCAAACGAGGCCACGACAAACGGATCTACAACCCCAACAACACCTATTCGCTGGCGGAAGCCCGGCGGCGGAAGCAGCAGATTACTGATCTCAAAGCGCTTCGTTTCGAGAAAGTACGAGCGGATGAGCTTGAGGTTGGTGATTTCTTGTGCTTTCCCAAGGTTCGATTTCATCTACAGACTAAAGGCTGGACGGTTGGCAAGGCAAGGCTGGCTGGCTATTTCTTGGCCGAAGGTTCCTATCTCAAACACAAGGGTGAGCACGTTGAAGTGCAATTCAACTTCTCCATGGAGGAGAAGGACACTTATGTTCGTGAGGTAGTCGAGCTTCTTAAGGAGGAGTTTCCCGAGGCTAACGAACCCTGGGTTCAGGACCGGCCTAGTCGGAACACCTGTGTGGTCCACATGACTGGCCGTGATGCCGTGGCTTGGTTCTATAAACACTGCGGTGAGTATAGCCACGGCAAGCGGGTGTCGTTTGAGGCGATGCACGTACCCGCGGAGTTACACCGGCATCTTGTTGGCGCCTGGATCAATGGTGATGGCACGTTGGGTAAGGACAACAAGACGCTTTCGGGGACGACGACTTCCTATGCCTTGGCGTGTCAGTTGCATCTGCTATTGACGCGATGCGGTGTTTTTGTGCGGATGGAATGCGCGCAAAATGGAAGAGCGATCGAGCTTGCGGAGGCTGTAGGCGCCGGTTGGATGCCCGATCCTGAAACGGGTAAGCGTCCGGCCATTACTCTCGCGGTTGGGCTGTCCTCTGCACAACAGCTTCGGGGGTATTCTGACAAGGTTGGCCGTCCGTCAGAGGCACAGCAGCAGCTTCGTGTTTTAGATGACCATGTGGTTTTCCCCGTCACCTCTGTTGAGTCGGGCTGGTACGAAGGGCCGGTCTACAACATGGAAGTAGAGGAGGACCACACCTATGTGGTTGAGGGTGTGGCAGTTCACAACTGTTCGGTCACCGAGACGATCTGCACGAAGTGTGGAAATGTTGGCGCTGATGAAACAGAACTTTGCAATCATGTCCGATTTGAGAAGGGCAACTACTTCTACGATGACAAGGGCAACAAGCACAGAGTTGCTGAGCTTTGCGGCCACCCCACGCTGGCCAACGGAGGCGTCAACTTCATCGAGGCTTCCTGGGTCGCAACCCCGGCCTTCGGTGGCGCTGTCGCTCGGAACATCCTGACGCCCACGGGCATGAGCCCAGAGATGCTTCGCCAGGCTCAGAGGGTTCTGAGCGAGCCTCCGCCACAGTGGCTCGATGGGCTCGCGAAAGCAGCCAGCAAAGAACCACCGTCAGACTTCAGCGAGGCTATCCAAGTTTCGCAAGCCGAGTCTCCCGCGAAGTCGCGGACTCGGGTTAGTGACTACTACGCTCCCGATGGTCCCGGAGCCATCATCGGAGAGCCCGGCAGTGCCCCAGAGGAGATTCTCGGATTCGACTTTGGTGACGATGAGGGCGGCGGCGAAGAGGAGAAGAAGCCTGAGGAGAAGCCGGAAGCGGGCCCGCTGGACCAGCTTACCGATGCTGTCTACCAGCAGGTTCTCGACCGCGTGACTCAGAAGGTTCAAGACGAGTTAGCAGGGCGGGGGGAACAGCCTTCCGTGCAAGAGCCTGCAAATTCGACTGGCGAAGACATCATCAAACAAGCCGCCCACAAGCGTGCGTATCGGCTGGGAATCGAGGCCATCGTGAAGTCGGCCTCAGGAGACGCCCATCTGATTGACGCCGTTGCGCGATTCAACTCGCGCATGGGCGTGAAGGTTCCCAGAGCGCTCTACATGGCCGCTCTGAGTTTAGGGCCGCTATCCAAACACGGCTCGATTGAGGAGTGGGCTGTGAATGCTCACAGCGCACTCAACCGTACACCGTCCTTGGGAGAGACCAAGACGCTTCTGCGCCTTGGAAAACTTCTCGATCAAATGGCGGCTTTCACCAACCACAACCACAAAGTCGAGGAATCTCGCAATGGGTAATCGTCAACGACTGACCTGGGATAAGGGAGCCGCTGCATCGGACAAAGAAGCGTCCCCGCCACCGCAAATTCCGGCCAATGACCGGACCGAGAAGTCCGAGCATCCGGCGGCACAGCCCGATCCCGACTACGCGAAATACAAGGAAGGCGACCCGTCTGCCTGGGCCGAGGACGTACATCCTGGTCCCTACGACACGGCCGCTGCTCCTGCAACGCCCGGCTACAGAGAGCCAGCAGACCACCCGGCCGCCAAACCCGGCAAGCCCATGAGTGCGTCTGACCAGAGCGAGGAGGAGATTCGCAGGGCCACCGAGTTGAAGGCGGCGAAGTGCATTCGCGTCGCTGCCGTGATGCTCGGCGATGTCCCCGAGGGCGTCGATGAGGAAAAGCATGTCCTGGCCATCGAGAGCCAGGCTCTCGATCTCATGGACCTTCCCGACGATCACCTTCAGTCGACTCTGGAGCGTCTCGGAATGGCCGACGATGAGGAATCCGACAAGGAAGCCTCCATGGACATCACAGCCCGTCTCGACAGGCTTGAGTCTGGCCTGGAGCGCATCGCAGAGAAGATGGGCATCGCCGGCAATCTGTTCGGCCAGATGGATGAGCCGATCATCGAAGAGCCCATGGAGGAAGACCTGCTGGAGACTCCACTGGAGGAAGAGGACGCGATGCTGGAAGAGATGCTGGCTCAAGATGAGCCGGTAGTCGAGGAAGACGCCATGCTGGAGGAGATGCTCTCCCAGGATGACGACGATCTCGATGACGACGAGGAAGAGATGCTCGCGGCCATGCTCTGCGGACGTACCGCGGCCGACGAGGAGGAGGAAAAGGAAGAGGACAAGGAGGGCGGCAAGAAGGCCAAGAAGGGTGAGGACGATGAGGATGAGGAGGCCGATGAGGACAAGGAGAGCGCCTGCAAGAAGGCCGAGGAGGAGGAGAAGAAGGAGGAGAAAGAGCCCGAGGAGAAAGAGGCTTCCCTCGACATCCAGCTTGAAGACCCAATGGGCCTGATGGATACGTCAGCCCCAGACAGCGACACAGATCTGGAGCTTCTCTACCGCACTGCCGAGGACGATGAGGACAAGGGCGGCAAGCCCGAAAAGGGCAAGATCCCTTCGCAGTTTGAGAAGAAGGACAAGGACGAGGAAGAGGGCAAGAAGGAAGAGGACAAGGCCGAGGAGAAGGAGGAAGAGGCCCAGGATGAGGGTGAGAAGGAAGGCGGCAAGAAGAAAGGTACTGATCTCCGTCCGCAGCCGAAGGAGCCCAGCACAGGGGCTCAGGCTCTCGGCACCGTCCAGAAGTCGGCGTCGAGCGAGGTCAGCGATCTCAGCAGCCTGTGGGAGCACGCTCCCGACGTGTCCTCAGTGTTCAAGTAGGACTTTCGCCTACCTGCCCTTTTCATCGAGGGCAGGTAGGTAATCGGGTTCCACCATCGGTGGAATGACTATACGCACCCATATAAGTATCGGAGCTTGGTGAGGGTTGGTCTTTGACCACCATTCTGGGGGTCGCCCCGTCAAGCCGCAATCCACCAAACCTGTGAACAGGGAGCAAAAGGAGCCATAGAAAAATGGCGTTGCTTGGACAGGCGAGTGGTGGTTTCACGGAGTCGTCCTCGGCTCTCCGAATTCTCCATGTGGGTGTGCGTAACACCGTGGGGGTTCTGACCGAGGATAGCTTCACGCAAACCAACCCTCCCGTAACTACGGTGGCTGCTCAGATTTCCACTCAGTGCGATACGTCAGTGCTGGGTGTTCTGTCTGGGTCGGTCGCTTTCACGCGCGTTGACGCGGGGGACAACTTCATCGGTGGTCCCGTTGAGCACGGTCTTGGCAATCAAGCATTCCAGATCAAGCCGGTCGGATGCTTCATCAACACCGCGGTCGGAAACGCATTCGAGAATCAGCCCGGTCCCGCAAGTGGGAAGGGCCCCTACGTCTCGGCTCAGGGAACCTACGGGAATGCCCTCTTCGAGAGCCAGGTCATCGAGGCAGCTACCGTTGGTGGTGGCGTCCTGGCGGCCGGTACGGACATCGTCTACTCGACTGGTATGCGCCTGTTTGCTTCACGCAACGGGTACTTGCAGCCAATGGAGTCGGCGCAAGCTGGCGCTGCAACCTCGTTCCTGAACGCGGCCCACTCGGTCGAGATCACGAACGGCATTGTGGTAGCAGATGTAACCCTCATCGGCATCCTCAAGATGCCCCCTGACGCAACCATGAATGAGTTGGTCTACGACCAGCGCATCTAGGGGAGGACAAAACGATGACGGTTGACAACGCAGTCAAACAGCGCATCATCAGCGACTACATCAAGACCGCTGCTGGGCGTCACAAGCTGGCCGCGTCCATGACGCAGCCTCTCCGCACGCGGCGTGACTACACGTCTGTGGGTCGGCGCACGTTCCTCGTGGAGCAACTCCCCGATGGCGCACTGCCGATCTACGACAAGGATCCCGATGTCACGGCGTATGTCGTCGGCGAGGAAGGCGAGAACATTCTCGCTGTCACCAAGCCGCGGCGCGTGGTGTTCCCACTCTTCGAGATCGCGAGCTTGCCCGAGATCCCGCTGACCCAGATCAAGGAGCGGCGCTTCGACCTGATCGAGCGTGCGCAAGATCTGGCGAGGGCTCAGATCCAAGCCGCGGAGGACGAGAGGGTGTTCGCCATCCTCGACGCTATCGCCACTGTTGGATTCGACTCGCTTCCGGGCCAGTTGAACCCCGACGTGCCGGTGGTCGCTCCCATTTCTGGTGCCGTCCTGGCCGACGCATTCAGTCTCATCGAGCGTCACGACCTTCGGGTTGCTCGTGTGTACATGAATGCGCGCGACTATGCCGACATCAGGAAGTTTGGTCGGGACATCTTGGATATCGAGAGTCAGCGCGACTTGCTGAAGACCGGTCTCCAGGCAACCCTGTGGGGCGCGCAGATCATCACCAGCCGGCTCGTTCCGGTTGGCACGGTCTATGTGTGCTGCGAGCCCGAGTTGTTCGGACGCATCCCGGTGCGTACAGAACTCACGGTCCTCTCGGCCGACGACCCCCGCGCCCGCACCATCGGGTTCTCAGTTTTTGAGAATCTCGGAATCGGTGCCTACAACCCGCGTGGGCTCACTCGACTGTCTGTCACCCGCTAGTAGCGGCTGAGAGGCAGAATGGAACCCCGGTGGCTTCGGCCTCCGGGGTTTTCTTTTTGCTTGTGGGGCGTATTTGGGGCGCGGTAGGATACCCAGGACCCTATGCGTGCCATCCCGTGTCCTATTTCTCCACAGGAGCTTGAACAGCTTTATCGAGTAGAGAAACTCACTGACGAGCAGATTGTCGAACGCATCGGTGAGGAGGCGACGGTCAAGCGTGTTCGATCGTGGCGTAAGCGGTTTGGCATTCGCACGCTTCATCGATGGGAGCGTTACGATGTGCCGCTGATTGAGGGGCGACTCAAGTCTTTGCTAGTTGGCTCAATGCTCGGTGATGGGAGGCTCGTTTACAGGACGCACGCAACCCACTACACGGAGAACCATGAGGAGGCTCAGAAGGCTTATCTTGAGTGGAAAGTCGCTCAATGGGGGTCGTCCTGGGTGCGTACGGAGCCCAAGCCCAGTGTCAAGAAGAAGGATGGGAAAACCTACCGTTCATGGCGATTCAACACGGTCGCCCATGCGATTCTGAATGATTGGCAAGCGCTTTTCTACGAACGGCGTGATCGCGGCTGGAAGCGTCTTGTCTCTGAGATCGTGGATCATGTAGACGAATTCGCGCTGGCCATCTGGTACCTCGATGATGGTTCTGCGGGATGGTGGCCTGACATCATATTCGGTGCGGATGGGGAAAGCCGCAAGGTTGCGTGGGCCATCTTTGAAAAGTTCGGTCTCAAACCTCGGTGGCGGTTGGCGAAAGAGATGGCGGGTCGGGAGACAGGTACCTTTCACATGGAACGCGAAGACACTGCCGAGAAATTTCTCAACATTATCACACCACATGTCCCGGTCTGCATGGCGTGGAAACTCAGGGGTTTCGGTTACAACAGCGGTCGAAACAACATCATCAAGGGCAAGCTCGATTCCGAGGTCTTACGGGAGTTTGCGGCCGAGGGAATTCCAATTCGGCGCATAGCAAAGATTCTTGGGGTTGGTAGCTCCACGGTGGATCGCTATCTTCGGAAAAATGGGATCGAGCATCCCCGGACCAAGGGGAATCCAAACCATCGGAGAACCCATGTCTAGCTCGACTGACGCACTTCGAAAATATCGTGAGGGATTGCGTGGAACGGCTAAGCATCGCAAGATGCGGGAGTATGATTGGGATCGGGTCCGGGCCGATCCTGCCAAGCATGCCAAGCGAAGTAAGACCAAACGAATCAAGCATGCTCGACGGATGGAGGAAGACTCTGACTACAAGACCAAGGTGTTGGCGGGAAGTAAGAGAGCCAACGCTCGTTTGAGAGAGCTTCCTGAGCATGAACGCTCTGCCAAACTCCACAAGTGGCGTTTGAAGAGCAGCTATGGTCTTACGCCTGAAGACTACGAGGAGCTTTTGGCTTCTCAGGGGAATGCCTGCGCGATCTGCCAGACCAAAGAGCCTGGCGGTAAGCGTAAGGTCTTTTCTGTAGACCATTGCCATGAGTCGGGAAAAATCCGGGGGCTTTTGTGTGCTGGCTGTAATCTGGGGTTGGGTAAATTCAAGGATGATCCTGAGCTGCTTTGTTCAGCCATCGCCTATCTGAAAGCAGCAGAAGGAAAGCCGTCTCCTGAGGATATGCTTCATACAGTCACCTGTTCTGATTGTGGGAAGCGGTGGAAGACCAGGAGAGTCAGAGGATTGGTTTGTCCAGAGTGCGAGGAAAAGCGGGCTCAGGAACGAGAGCGGCGTTGGAGGTTGCGTAGAACCAAACAGTGTCCCACATGCGGTGGTGGGTTTGTGGATGAAACGCAGGCCAACAACCGTAAGTACTGTTCTTCTCTGTGCTTGGCCAAGGCACAGGCTGTGCGTCGGAAGGAGCGGGATGCGTAGCAAGAGGCCACCGCGAGAAGTCTTGGAGAGCTTGGTCGCGGAGCTTTTGACGCAACAGCAGATTGCTGGTCGTTATGGTGTGGCTCAGGTAACGGTGAGTCGCTGGCTGCGGCATTATGGGATTGAGGCGTTGGGTAAGACGGGGAAGATTGATCGGGAGCTGCCGCCTCTGACCGCGATTCAGCAGGCGCTCGTCGTGGGATCTTTGTTGGGGGACGGGACGATGAGTGCTCCCAGCTTTCGCACGGCACGGATTGCGGAGGGGCATGCGCTCAAGCAGCGGGAGTACACGGATTGGAAGGCCGGCATCATGGGATCTTACGTGTCCAATCAGTATGAGGCTACCAAACGGAAGGACGGCAAGACGTACAAGGCGTGGTGGTATTCGTCTCGGACGACGACTCGGCTGCGTCCTTTTTACGATATGTTTTACGGCAGCGGGCACAAGGTGTTTCCGAAGCAGTTACCTGAGTTGATGACGCCTTTTGTGCTTGCCGTGTGGTACATGGATGACGGGAGCCGGTGGGGGAGGTACTACCCACGCATCTCCTACGGCCTGGATGCTCAGGGTCTAGACCGAGCTTTGGAGGCTTTGGCGATGTTGGGTTTGTCTCCAAAGGTATACACGAGCAAGAAGGGGCGCACGCTTCATTTTCCGGGGCAAGATGATCTTTTCTTTAGCTTGGTCCGAGAGCATGTGCATTCGTGTATGGTTTACAAGCTGCCTCTTGAGCGTGTCCGAAAACGTTATGTGTTTGTTGCGGAGAGGCAGGATCGGAGGCCCGAGTTTATTTCTGCCCTGACGCCGGAGCGTTTGCGGAAGATGTACGAAGGCGACCTGATGACGGATGGGGAGATTGCTGTTTGTGTTGCCAAGCGCTTTGGTGTTTCTCCGTTTCGTGCGGAGACTGTGCGGAGAGTCCGAAAGAAGTGGGGTATTCCGGCCATGACGAGTCAGGAACGGAAAGAGAGGAGGCGTGGGACTGCTCCGCGATTGACTGGCTTGACACGGAAGGTTTTGGAACGTTTGTACGTCGAGGATTTGCTAAGCGACACGGAAATTGGGAGAATCTACGGCGTGAGCAAGACGCCGATTCGGGCACGACGCAGGGCATACGGGATTTTGGCCATTTCCAAGGCAGAACGAGCCAGGTTGAGGTTGGGTTGAACGGCATGCTTCAAAAAATCGTGAGGGATTGCGTATGAGGAAGTGATGAGCGACGGATCGTTCAAGCGGTTTCTCGGGATTTCCGTTCTGGAGGCAGCGCGTCAGCGTATCTCTTGGACATTTGATGTGTTTGAGAAGATCTGCGTTTCGTTTTCGGGCGGGAAGGATTCGGGGGTCATGTTGCATCTTGTCATGGACGAAGCCATCAAGCGGGGTCGGAAGGTTCATGTCATGTTCATCGACTGGGAGGCGCAATACGATCTCACGATCAGCTACGTGCGGGATTGTTTCAAGCTGTATGAGGAGCACATCATTCCCTATTGGGTGTGTCTCCCGTTGACGACCACGAATGCGGTCAGCGTATACGAGCCCGAGTGGGTTTGTTGGGACCCGGCCAAGAAGGATTTGTGGGTACGTCCGCTGCCTGAGGGTGTGATATCAGATCCTCGCGGGTTTCCCTTCTACGAAGACAAGATGACATTCGAGGACTTTGTCCCAGAATTCGGCGAGTGGTTTGGCCAGGATGCCGGCTCCGCCGCGTGTCTGATTGGTCTTCGGTCTGGGGAGTCGTTGAATCGGTTTCGGACGTTGATTAGCGATCGGAAGGTGACCAAGGATGGGAGGCAGTGGACGACCAAGGTAGGGCAGCCGGGGACGTTCAATGTCTACCCGATCTATGATTGGCAAACGAAAGACGTTTGGACATATTACGGGGCGTTTGAGAAGCCGTACAATCGGTTGTATGATCGGTTTTACCAGGCTGGGTTGTCGCTGCACCAGATGCGGATTTGCGAGCCCTATGGAGATGAGCAGCGCCGGGGCTTATGGTTGTTTCACGTGATCGAGCCACAGACGTGGAGCCGCATCATGGCCCGTGTTGCGGGGGCGAATTCCGGCGCCTTGTATGCTGGCGAGCGTGGAAACATCTTGGGAAATCAGAAGGTCACGCTACCTGATGGTCATACGTGGAAATCGTTTACGATGATGTTGCTCGATACGATGCCGCAGGCGACGGCTGAGCATTACAGGAACAAGTTTGCGGTCTATCTCAAGTGGTACAAGGACCACGAGGGTTTGGACGACGTACCTGATTCCGTGCCTGGTGATACAGGGTCGCGGGATGTGGGGTCTTGGCGTCGGATGGCGCGTTGCATCTTGAAAAACGACTTCTGGGCAAGTAGTTTGAGTTTCGGTCCTCAGAGAAATTCGGCGTACAAGAAGTATCAAGATCTCATGAAACGCAGGCGCAGAGAGTGGGGTATTTTTGCAGAGACGGTGACAGATGAGTAACGTCCAATTGACTCTGATCGAGGGTGACCGGGATCGCGAGTTTTACGCGGATATGGGTCCTTTCTTTGCGAGCGCCGAGGTAAGTAAAGAGCTTGGTTCGCCCCTTTATGATGAAGCGGGATCTTTTTGGGTGATTGCCCGGAAGGCCAAGAAGGTCGTGGGGTGGTCCGTGTTTCGGATTCGGAAGGACGGAGTTGCTGTGTTTGATTGGACCTACGTGGTGCCGGAATGGCGACAGGAGGGCTTGTGGGAGCGGCTTTACGATTTCAAGATGGACTGGTTGCGTGAGCGCGGGGTGGCGCGCGTGAATACCGCAACCAGTGATGAGGACATGCAGAGGGCGTTCAAGAAGCGCGGGTGGCGCGTCCGGCGCGAGAAGGGAGCTTGGTTGTTTTACGAGAGGGAGGTGTTCTGATGTCTGAGACGCTTCTGGCGCGCGCGGAGGAGCTTTTTGCTGAGCTAGACGTCATGGGCCTTGAGGAGCGTGTGGAGGCTCTCAATGGTCTACGGAAGCTCCTACATGCTCATAGTCCGTTTCGAGAGGAGCCTGTGGACTGTCTCCAGTGGGTACCGGAGAAGGGGGTCAGGGCCAACTCTTACAATCCCAACGTCGTGTCTCCCGTGGAGATGGAGCTTTTGGCCCACTCGATCAAGTCGGATGGGTACACGCAGCCAATTGTCGGCTTTTATACGGGGGGCGAGTATGAGGTTGTGGATGGGTTTCATCGGAATCGGGTGGGGAAGGAGGATGGTGAGATTCGGGAGCGCATTCACGGGTACTTGCCGCTGGTAGTGATCAACGAGGAGCGCAGGGGGATCAGGGATCGGATGGCGGCGACAATTCGTCACAATCGTGCTCGGGGGCGGCACCAAGTCAGCGGGATGGCTGAGATTGTGGTTGAGTTGTCACGACGCAAGTGGAAGGATGAGCGTATTGCGAAGGAGCTTGGTATGGACCCTGATGAGGTCTTGCGGCTCAAGCAGATTACCGGACTTGCTGAGGCTTTTCGGGATCGAGAGTTTTCCAAGGCGTGGGAGCCTGAGCTTGACGGAGGCGACACATAATGGGGTAAGATCTCGTTGTGGGGCAGAGCCTACCCAGACTCCTCACCCGTCAACAGATCGCGGCACTTCGCGATGGGGATCTCATCAAGTGGTACAGGAAGTTGAAGTTTGTTCGGCAGGAGGGTTTGGACGGGAGTTTCTCGACGCCCAAGAGGGCGCGGTGGTGTTACCATGAGGCGCGGAGGGAGATTGGGCGGCGGGGTCTGCGAGAGTACGAGACGACGGAGAACGTGAATGGCTGAGGTTGACGATCTCAGAGCGGAGAATGAGAAGCTCAAGGGCGAGCTTGCTGATGCCGTGGAGCGAGCGAAGTTGTTTCTGGCCCAATTGCACACGCGTTGCCCCGTGTGCCAACCGAACGGGACCCCGCAACTGCTTGAGATTGAGGAACAGTGCAGTCGCCTAGCGGCAGCGCTGAAAATGATGGCAACGGCGGCTGTGGCCGTACTCGCGGAACATGTCCGTCCTAAGATGACGCGCCAAGAGGCGCGTCGGGTTTTTGAGGACGCTCTCGCCGACAATCCTGTGCCGAAGGTGTGTGCCGTTTTCTCTGCTCCACACGACGTGGGGCTTTCCACGCGCGTCTTGCAGAAGTGGCTCGATTCAGGGGAGACTCCTGCTGATGCGCCTCCCGTGATTGAGGTTGTCCGTGAAGTCTTACGCCTGAGAATGATACTTCGGGACGCGCAGGAAGGTCTCTCCACTGAGATGCGGTCGTGGGGAGAAGCTCCTTACAGCGACTAAGGAGATGGATGATGCGATCCCTCGAAATCGCGGACAAGCTCAGCAGTCAGGACAAGGCGCTCTTGGTTTTCATGTGGAGTTTCGACGGCGAGTTTCGACCCGCAAGTGAGGCGCAATTCAGTAGCGTTGAGCGTTTCATGAAGTGCAAGTGTGTATGGGGCAGCGGCGAGCCTGTAGGTTCGCACTGTGAGATCAGCGATCTCGGGAAAGAGGTTGCCAGGGCCGTGCAGGAGAAACACGATGTGCGATGAGTGGCTGCCGGTTGATCTAGCCCATTTCGAGGGCGTGCAGGAGAGTCGAGACGTTTGGAAGAAGCGGGCAACGTGGTTTGAAAGGGCGTTGCGGAAGCTCAAAGCGTCAATGCCAGGCGATACGCCGCAACGCGGATTCCTGATCGCGATCATCGACACCGCGCTCGCTGTAGAAACGGGCCATGAGCAACGAGATAATGAGGTATAGGGAGATGGACACAGACGAGAAAGTGACAATTGAGGAATCGCCGCGCCCGGAAACGGAAGAGGAAGAGAAAGCCTATTTTCTCAGAGCTTTTCGAGACGCGCTTGAGGAGATCTCGTATATTCTCCGGCTTCCTGGCTCCCCGGACTTGGTCGTTGATACAGTCGCGGGCGTGCGGAAGCTGGTTGCTGAAAACTCGGCTTATAGAGGTAAGAAGGAGGAGCATGCTCACGCTTCGACTCCAACGTGCCGTTTGTACGAACGAGTTGAGACGGGGATTGCTGCGGTCGATTCTGCTTTGGCTGGAGACATGATCGAGTGCAATCGCAAGACATCAACCTGGGAAGACGAGGCTCGGCGCGCGGTTAATGTCTTGGCTCGCGAGATCGTTGAGACGACGCGGTGGGTGGACATCATTGATCTCGTGAACGCGATTCGGCACATCCGGCGGGAGACGGAGCAGCACCAAGCGGAGGCAGAGCATCTATCCGCAGACGGGACTGAGAAGACCGATGGTTAAGCGCTACAGCATCAACCCGGTGGACGTTTGTTTGGTCGAGGATTCTGATGGGGACTATGTGCTCGCAACCGACTACGCTGCCGTGGAGGAGCGGGCAGAGCAGCTACGGCAGTGGGTTCACGATTGTCAAGCTGGCATGTACATCAACTGCGTCTACTGCGGACATCGCTATGGCCCGGATGATGAAGTGCCTGCGACGATGGCGGAGGTTCTCAAGGAGCACATCGAGCAGTGTCCTGAGCATCCGATGTCGGCGTTGAAAGCCGAACGAGACCAATTGGCTGAGGAGAATGCGTTGTTGCGTCGTGCGTTGTTGTCTGAGGAGGAGTTGACCAAGGAGGAGCAGGAGATGGTGAGGAAGCTGGAGGCCGTTATCGCGTCTCGGAAGGAGTGAATGTCATGAAATCGACACCTAAGTGGTTGATTGTCTTGGCTATCGCATTGGTGGGACTGGTGGGGCTCATTGGCGACTGGGGGCTCGCGATTCATTTTGGGTTGCACATGATGTTGGCGGTTGTGGTCGTGATTGGGTTAGGTCTTGTGTGCCTGGACATCAGGAAGGGAGATAGGTGATGCAGAAGCCATGTGCTGACGCGGGAGTCGGTTCGGAGAAACAGGCCGGCACGAGCTGGCGCGGCCGTCATTTCCTGACGGGGATGCCGCTGGAGGGCACGCTCTACCCGGACTTCCCGTCGCTCCTCGCGGCGTTGAGGTCGCTCTCCGTGGAGGTGTTTTCGCACGACTACCCGTCGCAGGATCCCGACGAGAGGTCCTTCGGGTTCGAGGAGGTGAGAGAGGGCTGGGAATCCGTGCTCCATCTTGTGCCCGTCGCCGCTCTCCGCGGAGAGGAGACGACGGGGCGCTTCAGGCCCGAGGCCGTTGAGGCCGACCCCACGGTTGACGGGCTGGAGTTTCTGATGGGGACGCCGGAGGGTCGGAGTCGCGTCGCGAAGATTCTCAATCGGGACAAGAGGGGTAGACTGACGGTATGAGGCGACCGCAGGTGCTTTTAGTTGGAGGTCTCTACGACGGAGATCCTTTGGATTACCTTCTCGCGAGCGACGCTTCGACACGTCTCGTGGACGCGCACGCGATTTTTGGGCGGAGTATGAAGGCATTGAGGGATGCGGGCTACGAACAGACCACGTTGGACCGCTACACGCGGGAGGCGTTGGGTGTTGCTGCGTATGATGCCTCCGATTATCCGCGGCTTTTACGTGAAAACTACGAACGCCTTGTTCGGGTCACGGCCAAGTGGGTCGAAATCCGATGAGCGTTGAGGCGGACGACCGGGGCAGCAGAAGCGGTAAGGTTTTGTATGGCACTCAAACGCAAACGCAAGCCCTCTGAGATCCTGGCTTCGACTAGCCGTCGATTCGGGGATCATACTGTTCGGTGTGTGCTTCGGCAGACACTCGATCAACGGGGCCGACCGACAGACGTTTTCCGTATCGAGGCCGACGCCATGAGACCTGCAAAACGTGGGGACCGATGGCAGCCGATTCCGCTGTCGTGGAGACGCTTGTGGTTGGGAGATCGAGTAGAATGCCCATGACTCGCTACTTGGAGCCTTTTTTGCTCCCTCCTGAAGAGCGGGGTAAAGCTCCCGCGCGTGTCCAGGCCGAGATTTCTTCGATCAAAGGCACCGAGGCGAAATTGACGGGGACGAGCGCGGCTTGGTTGGGTTAGGTCTTGTGTGCCTGGACGAGAGGGGTAGGATAATGGCTCACGAGCAGCAGGACGAGCAGAAGCAGGTCGTGAAGCGGCTTCGAGAGATTGCTGAGACTGCCGAGGACGATCCCGTGAAGGCCGCGGAGGACGCCGTTGCTGTGCTCAGGGATTTCGCGTCCCGTCTCCGTGAGGTGCCTGACGGGGTAGGATGAGGGCGTGCTCCGGGTCGAGTCCTTTCCCCTTGGCGAGCCCGCCGCGTTCGGTTCCTTCTGGACCCGTCGTCCGGCTCGACGTGGGACGGTGAGGGTTTTCATTGACGACCGCAAGCTCGTCGAGGCCCCCACGGTGACCGCCTGTCGAAGCGGGATCTCGTTTCACTTCACGGTGACGCGCAAGAGCTACAGCGACTCCTTGTGGGTCAAGTGGCATCCTGACAGGGAGTGGCGTACCACGTGGATGAGAGGGGAGACGGTGCGCGTCGTCTACGAGGAGCCCGAGGAGCCCGAGTGCCCCTATCTCCAGGATGGGCTGCCTTGTGATGGTGGGCCCGTCCATCCCACGGGAAAGACCAGGGGTGCCGGTTCTCTGATCGAGCACGAGTGGGCCTGTTCGTGCAAATACCAGACGTGGTGGAGTTACCGGGACCCCGATCCCGTGCGTGGGACGCCTGAGGAGCGATCTGAGCGTTCGAAGTTGCCTTGGTGTAGACTACGTTACTGGTGAGGTTGATGAGGAATGGGTGACGATGTGAGCCAGAAGCCAGCGACCGATGACTTGCACTTCCGCGGTCAACAGAAGTGCCTCAAGTGTGGCCGTTTCATGCGAAAGACACCCGACTACCAGATCTGGACGTGCCGATGCGGGGGTTGGGCCGTTGGTCTGGCGGACTTGGAACACATGCAGATTGCGACCGAGGTTCTCTTGGCTCGCGGGTGTGCGTGAGGAATCATGAACAAGACGGACAAGATCCCGACCAACCGACGATCTCCGGCTGCTACGCTGGCGTATTTGGCTCACGAAGCGTGGGATGGGCATTCCGCTCTGATCGTTCACGGCGGCATCCGAGGTTCGGGGCCCTCAGAGCATCGAGCGTCGATTCTCCGGTTCTTTTGGAAACAGCGTCGGCCGGGAGCTTTCATCGAGCAACAGTCTCCTGAGGTGCGCCAGCGTTTGCGTGAGCTTAGGTCTGACGACATAGCGAACGTTGGTGCGTTTCCAGATTGGTACGCGGCGGACGAATCCCCCGTAGGACGGGTCTGGAAACTGCCGGGTTCCAGAGATCGAAGCGGAGGGACGTACAATGACGCGTACTGAGCCAGACGAACCTGGGCTTTATTGGGCGCTCATCGATGGCCGCTGGGAGTGCGTGTTGCTCAAGGGGCCTGACTTCATCGTCAGGATGGGAATGTCGGGTGGCTATTCGTCATCTATGCTTGTCATCCAGTGGGGAGAGCCGATCCCCGCACCAGGGGCCACGCATGGGTGAAACCATGAACACGATCGAGGACATCACTTCGCGCCCGAGCCGAGGAGCTTCGTTCCGAGGCCGAGGAGCTAGAGCGACAGGCCCACGATATTCAGTACAGCGCGCCAACGCGCCAATGGCCCGGTGGTCGCCCACGTCGCCTTGCCGTCCAGCTTACAATGACGGACGTTTTCTGGATCGAGCTTGAGCGCCTGTGCGATGCCGGTTGCGTCGAAGCGGCACGCGCTTGGTTGCAGGGCGAAGTCTTGCCGAGACGGGACGGAGTTGATCTGTTGGGATTCGGGGACGCAGGGACCCAGTGCTTCCGCATGTTGGATCGTCTCGCAGGGGAGCCATGAACCTGGGTTGCGATACGTGTGGGCACATCGCCTGCGTTTGCGAGATCATGGCCGCGCATGAGGATGGGTGTCGTTTCCGTCTCGCTGCGACGTGTGCCGTTCCTATCGAGTGCGACCATGGCTACGACGTGTGTCCGCGGTGCGATCCTTGCACCTGCACAGATCGGAAACCACAGTGACTCAGCCCGGTCCTTACCGAAAGCCAGATTTCCGTTGTGAGGAATGCACCATCCATGGCGAGCGGTGCATCCTGCCTCTTGGGCATCGTGGGATGCACATGTTGTCTGGGGGCGACTGTTGGGTCACGGCGGGCACCGCGGCAGAGAGCTACGAGGACTGCATCTGGGCGGGAAGCAAGCCAGAGGATGCCTGACCTGACCGGTGTTTGGGGTATACGGGAATAGCCCAGATGCTCGAAAGGTTGGGTTTCTCATGCGCAAGTACCTTCTGATTCTCGGTTGCCTCGCCTTCATCGCCTAGATCGGCGTCAGGGCGTATGCTGCAATCCAGTACGACCGGCAGGTTGGTGGTCACCTGAAGCTCGCTGCTGATGCGTCCAACATCCAGCTTGCACAGGATCGGCTGGCTCTCGGTCTTGAGGGCATGGACGACCGACTAGGCGGAGGCAAGTGGTGCCATGACCCCGACAAGCAGGAATTCTACACGTCGGTGGTCTACACGACTCCAGATGAGAACGTGTCATTTTGGTGCCAGAATCTACTCCAAGCGCTCACCGATCTGCGTGAGCTACCGCCTGATTCCGACGCGCTCACGGTGAGCAACACGTTGATGAAGGTGCGTGAGACGCTGCTCGATGAGGGCCAGAGCGTGAGGGTCACGAGTCCAGACGGCATTTCGGTCTACCCCCACAACACGCCTTTCTTCTTGTGGGGGTGGGGATCGTTTCTGCTGATTGGCCTCTGTGTGGGGTCGTGGGTGTGGGAGAACCGGGAGGACATCTTCTAGGGAAACCGGTCGGAGTTGCCGACGCTGAGGAGTGACGGCAAGGTCACTCTTCGCGTTCTCAAGAGAACCCAGGTTGTCCTGGTTTCTCTCGCGCTTGGCGCTTGACGAAGAGATCTCCTTTTCGCTTCGCTGAATTTTTCGTGGAAGGTTGTTCTCGGCCTGATTAGGGGTTGACTCGGCGCAGGTCTCCAAGTATGGTGGCGGGTGGCGGCGCACGGGGCGCGGCTGTCTCAATCTACCACCAACATGGAGATCAGATCAGATGAAAACACCAAGTCTCAAGAGACTCGATTGGATGGCTTTCTTCGAATCGGAGTTGGGCATCTGCAATGGAGACCCGGACAATCCGGGTTATCCGAGGATGACGGAGGACGGCTATCTGGTGATCAGCGGTCCTTTCCTGAATCGTCTGGGACGCAATCAGTACGAGCGCATGGTGGAGACGGGCGAGCTGCCCGCAAAGGGGAATGCGATCCACATTCAGCGTGGAGCCCGGCTTGCTAACGTTGCTGAGGAAGCCATTGCTGCGGCTGATCCCAAGGAAGCCGGGAAGATCTTGGAGGATGCCCGTAGTAAGCGCGACAAAGAGGCTGAGGAGGGGAAGAAAAAGACAAGAGCCCGGTCGAGTGTCAAGTATCCAGAGGAGAAGGTTCACGATGCGCTGACTCGCACGTTCATCGATGACGCGATGTACGGATCGGTCTTGACGAGCACAGTTTACACAGCCCCTTCCATTCACGGCGCCGTCACTACGCGTATGGGCATGTCTCTTCATCCTGTGGAGCTACACAACATGACCAACACGCGCATGGCGTCTGATAGTGATGCGGTGGACCGTTCTCGCGACTTCGCGCGCTCTAAACCGGTTCGCTACGCGCTCATTCGCACTGTGGGAACCTTTGATGCTTTTCGGGCTGAGAAGAACCATGTCGATGCTGAGCGTCTCAAGGATTTCTTTGCCGTCTATCTGACGATGTGCGACAACGCGACATCGAATGCGCGCGGAACCTTCGGCCTTCGGGAGTTGATTGTGGTCAAGCACAAGAGCCCCACAGGCAGCATGAGTCTGATCGATTTCAAGGATCGGCTCAAGGTGCGTATGCGGAATGGGGAGTGCCCGCGCTCGTTTGCCGACATCGAGCTTGGCTATGATGACAAGAACCTCCCTCCGGGGGCTGAGATCATCCGACTGGCTGAGCTACGGGGGAACTTGGATTGGCTGGTTAGCTGATGCCAAGTGTTTACTTTCAGGGCGACTTCGCCCACTTTTCCAACCCGCTGCTGAAGGCCGAGGGGACTACCTTTCCCGGCCCTCCGCCTTCGGCTCTCCGCGGAGCCATTGAAAACATCCTGTTCAAGATGGGCGTCTACGTGGATGTCCGCCGCATCACGTACCACCGGCCGATTCGGACGATGAACTTCAAGACGAACGGCCTCAAACATGCGGTAGGCATGTCGCAGATCACGCTCCCGGATGCCCATCAGATGAACAACACGTTGCTCTACGACGTGGCCTATACAGTGGACTTCGATCTGCGCTTGTGTTGGCGTGACCGAGAGACCCAAGAGATCGTTAAGTTCGATGAGAGGGTGCTGGAGAGCCAGGATCTTCGGAAGTACATGGCGATGTACGAGAAGTATATCCGCCTGGGTAAGTGTCAGCACCCGCCTTGGCTGGGGTCGAAATTCTGCGAAGCTCTGTTCAGGGCACCCCGGCCCGAGGACACGCCGATTCAGGAGTCGCGGGACTTGGGGATGATGACGCACGGCATCGAGTACCGTAAGGCGGGGAACATCACCCATGTCTTTCATCCGGTGATGAGAGACGGGGTTGTAGAGGTGGACTCGTTCTTCGATGTTCTCAAGGCCCGCTACGGGTTGAGGGCGGGTCAATGATTCGTCTCGACACACTCGTTGCCTTGGGGCAACGGGAAAAACTCGGCTATCTGCTCGATGACCAGCGGCCCTATGGGGAAGTTGTGTTGGATGCGGAGGGCCACATCATCACTGTTCGCAAATCCTCTGGGGCGGTTCCCGTCCCAGACTTGCCCAATCGCACCAACTCCGAGTTGCGCATTGGGATGTATGTCGAGAACGAGATGTATCTCTTTGGGACGACTCCGAAGGAGTACAAGGACCCCACGAAGCCTAGGAAAGCGCTGGAGCACGCTGCTGAAGCCTATGCCAAGATCGCCAAGGAAGTGCGGATCAAAGCCACACAGGCGGTCGCGCGGTTCTACGACTTGTCTCTAAGGGGCAAGCACAAGGTGCCGAAGGGGTGGCGATTTCAGCGGTATGTGTTTGTCTATAAGGACCAATACCTGCCCAGCGTTCCGCAGCTTCGCCCTGTGATTGAGAAATTTGTAGATGCCATTCCTAGCGTGGACAGCATCGAAAGGCAGTGCTTGATTACGGGAGAGTGGGTGCGGTGTCAGACGACGCCCCACGCAAACACCAAAGGACTTAGCTCCAACTCCAGTGGAGCGTCCTTTGTGAGTTTCAATGGGACAAGTCAGTACCAGGGGCGTCCCGAGGATCGGTTCTTGACGGCTCCCATCGCCCCTGGTGTATCTCGACTCATGACTTCAGCGCTTTCGTGGTTGAGCCGGAATCGTAGAATCCAACTCACGCCCGATCTCAATGTCTTGGTCTGGACTGAGGAAGGCCACCCGCTAGAGGCTCTCGGGCCGAAGTTGTTTGCGCCAGAGAAGGAGTCCCGAGAACAGCGAACGAAACGCGAAGAGGAAGCCGTTGGTGACCTCTTCGCTCATCCTGAGTGGGATGAGAGCACGGAGGCCGCCTACCTCCTGACAACGACTGGGAATATGGGTCGCTTCGCGGTCCGTGAGTGGGAGGAAACGACTGTCGGCAGGCTCTCTGCCAATCTGAGGCGGTTCGTTCAGGACTTCACAGTCGAGATCACAGTTGGGGAAGAGGAAGTCCAAGCTCGTCACACGTCTCTCTCGCGGCTGTACGCAGCGTGGTCCGATAGGCAGGTGGTACACCGTGACATCCTTGCCCTAGCCAACATGGCGCTCAAAGGAATGCCGGTACCAGAGTGTGCGTGGCCCTCCGGTGCGCCAGAAACCATTATCCAGAAAGCCATCTTTCAAGCGTATAGGAAACGGAACATGGAGAATCCAGGAAATTTCACAGCGGACATCAGCGTAGACGGGCAGTCGAATGCTTACCGGATGGGACGGGCTTGTGCCGTCATGGAGGACGCTCGGTACAGCGCGAACAGAGCCAACAGTCGGGGGGTGATCGCGCACAATGTGGTTGACAACCCGTCTGTTGGGTTTCACCGGGCGATGCAGTCCATCATCCACCATTTGCCCAAGCGCCCAGGCAATCAGTACGCTGAGAGTCTCAGCGTGTTCACCAGCGGGATCGAAATTCCTGATCGGTTTGCTGTTCGGGAGCAGAACGAGTTTTGGCTGGGGTATCTCTACGAGCAGGGCCGTCAAAGCTACTTGTATAGGCTGGGGCGCGATGCCAAGAGCGCCAAGAAGAGCGAGCAGGGCGCGGATGGCCAGGACGTAGACGCCAGGGCATTGCTTGATGATTGACGTGTGTCAATTCGTCACCGGCCTCTCCTCGGACAGAGGAGAGGCCGAATCTTCTGGCCCCGACTCTCTGTGGGAGCATCAGCAGTTTGGGTTCCTTGATGTAGTAGACCACATCCTGAATCGGAAGGAGAAGCAAGTTGGGCTGTCTGGCCAGCCAGGGTGTGGTAAGACGCGCCTTACGACGTATATTGCGGCTTACTTGGCCAAGTCTCCGGTGTCTCCTATCACTAGAGTAGTCGTTGTGGTCCCGACCCAGATCATTCGGGACCAGTACAGAGGACAGAAGTCTGTAGTCCGGTTTGGGGCTGTTGAGGACGTAGCTGGGGAGGGCCCGAACAACAAAGCTGTCATCTCGGTCCCTGACATTGACTTAGGGAAGCTGATAGACCCTATGGTGGCTGGTCCAAAATATCTCGTGGACCACGTCACAGGTGCCGGCAAGCCGAGAGTCATCCTTGCCACGACTATGGACACCTTTCGCAGAGCCCTAGATTGCATTGGCGACATGAGCCATGTGTTAGTCGTTCTCGATGAGGCGCATCGGTTCCCTGTAGGAGAATTCAAAGCATGGGCAAAGGCCAGAGTCGCTTGTGAGGAGAAGAGTGCCACTATCCTTGCCACGACGGCTACGATGTACCGAGCGGACGGGCTTCCGATTTGTCCTGGTGCGTACATACACCAAATTCCCCGGATCAAACTGATTGAGGCTGGCCTCTGCCCAAGTCGCTTTCCTGTAAAGGTTGTTCTCCTTCCCTCCGTCGCTAAGACAGCGACGGAGGTAGTGGATGTCCGTGTGAAAGGGGAAGGAACGGAAGGAACCCTTGTAGAGCTTCTGACCGATGACGATCTCCGTTTTGGGGTGCGGCATTGGGTTGGTCTGGGATGCCCGTTTGGCCTCATGCGATGCCAAACCCAGGCGTTGACCAAGCGCTTGAAAGAAATTGTCGAGGAGGAGTGTCCCCACCTGAAGGCTGAGGAGGTGGGGCGCCCCGTTGTGGATCTTTCGGGCAAAGAGGTAGACAAGATGTGGCCCGTTGTGGATCTTTCGGGTTCCAAGGTGAACAAGGCGTTGGAGGCCCAGATTGCGCATGATGGCCGTGTGCGGCATGCCAATGAGATACGGACACAGCTAGTTGTGGGCATTCGACGTGTTGAGTGTGGTTTCGACTGGCCTCCGGTATCTCATGTCTTCAACTTCGGGCTCATTTCGTCTGAGACCCTCCTGGCCCAGCTTCGAGGACGGGGTTGGCGTTCGAAGACGAGATACGAGGGCTACCCTGAGCGGTTTCGGGATGAGGCGTGGCTCATCATGTTTGTGCCGACTGTGTCAGAGGAAGCTCGAACGGAGTTTCTGAGGAGCCCTGATCATCTCAAGCTGTTGATGATCATCGCGGCGACCACGGTCAATGAAGAGGCAGGTACTCTGCTGTCGTTCATCCATGATGAGATCCAGAAGGGGTTGTCGCGGTATGTGCGTGGGTACCGGGACCAGTTGCAGGTCATCCGTATCCTGGGGGCCCTCAACCCTGAGCCCAGAGAGATGGACGAAATACGGGCTGATCTTGGAAAGATCGAGACTCGGCTCGGAGGCGATGTGTCCGTTTCGGACTACATCAGAGAGATTGTCTTAGAGTCGCGGGACGAGAAGAAGCGTGGGGTCGTGAAGAGAAAGTGGTCGAGACGACGGAAGCTCGGAGCCCTGATTCTTTTGTTGGGGCAGAAGGGTCAGTCCAAGAAAGAGACCGCGCGGCTGATTCGGGAGCTTCTGGACAAGAAGAAATCGGTTACGCTCGTGGAGAGTCCTGAGCAGGTTTCAGATGAGGTTCGCTCCGTGCTTGCAGATGCTCTCAATCAGTTGGTTGAGAAGCATGGCGACATTGTTACCTTCACGGACACATACGAGGAGATGGCGGCCACCATGAACACCGATGTGGACACTATCCGTCGCATGCAGCGAGAGGTGGACCGTCTGACACAATTCAAGCCTCGCAGCTATCAGGTTGCTGTTGAGGCTGTTAGCCAAGAGTTGGTTCACTGCGGAAGGCGGTGGAAGGTTCTCCAGGACCTTTCCGGGCCTCTTGGCTTGGACCCAGGGACCTACACAATGCGTCATCTCGATCGCGATCTACGACATCAGGTGTTGAAAGGCCAGCCAGAGGACATCAACAGTTTGAGAGACTTGAGGCATGCGTTTCGGTAAGGCCAAGGAAGTTTCGCGGGAGAACAATCTCCTTCACGTGATGAACAGCTATTTGCTGTTCTCGGGCGGCAAGATGCGAGTCGATTGGCTGGAGGTGCCGGGCGAAGGCTCTCCGATGGTGAGAATCCTTCGATCCTATCTCGTACCGGGCGTGTCCAAGCTCGTTTGTTTGGATCGTAACGCCGAGTACGTCCGGGAGGGCGAGGAGCAATACGGGAGTGAGATCTGCGAGTGGGTTTTGGCCGATGACTTGTTTGCCGAGCTAGCTAATTCACCGGACAAGTACGCTAACGTAGGGGTTCTGAATGTCGATCTCTACAACAGCCTTCGTCTGCTCGAATTCCCCGAACAGATGCGGATCGTCATGGAGTTTGCCACACGCCAGTTCTGGGCGATCGGGGCCTTCATGGTGTTTCTGAACTACTCGATGCGAGGCAGTGTTCGCGAGGAGTTTGCTCAAGACGTGATCAAGACTCTGGAGCCTTATCTAGATTTGTCACAGGTTGATCTCACTGATGAGGGCTACCTGTACAAAGGAGGAACGCCTGACCAACCAGGCAACCGGAGATTGAATCTTCGGATACACCTAGGACCAACAAGGACACCGAACAATGAGTAAGAAGAACGATGATCTGGAGGCGGTTCGTGTGATCGCTGATGCGCTTGAACCGTTTGATGATGTCGTCAGGGAGCGTATTCTGAAATGGGCATGTGAGCGGGTCGGGATGCACCCCAAGGAGATCAAGATCATACATGAGACACAAACTGCCTATTCGGAAGACGGTGGGGGTGGGAAGAGCCCCGCCGAGAAGGCAGCCAGGACCAGGAAGGCCAATGCTGAGAAGCGCTCTGAGGCCGCCAGGAAAGCGAACAAGACCAGGGGGAAGAAGGGGCGATCCGAGGCCGCAAAGAAGGCAGCGGCTACGCGTCGTGCTTGTCAGGCTGCCTAGAGGCAGAAAAGCACGCTACGGGTCGCGTGAGCGCCTCCTAGTTTTGCGTGCCTTTTCCTGAGGTTTCCTTCTGCGGGGCGATTGCGAGTACAACGAGCTTTCTGACATTCGCAGAGTAGAACACGTCAGCGCTGTTCAGGCGCGCGATTTCACCCCTCGTGCATAACCTGCGATTACGAGCAATGATTTCAGCAGGTTCTAAGCCAAGGGTTTCCGCCCTGTTACGGGGCGGTTGCGATTACAAGGAAGAGCCGCTGGACCTGAGCGCAGCCACCAAGCTGTTTCCGCCCTGTTACGGGGCGGTTGCGATTACAAGAGCCGTGAACGAGCAGGAATGCGCCCAAATCCTGGCCGAGTTTCCGCCCTGTTACGGGGCGGTTGCGATTACAAGGCCATGAGCTTGGCGCTCATTGATTCGAGGGCCGCTGCGTTTCCGCCCTGTTACGGGGCGGTTGCGATTACAAGATCGAGATTCTGCGGTGGACACGCGCCAGCATGTTGAGTTTCCGCCCTGTTACGGGGCGGTTGCGATTACAAGGATTGCACGGCCTACGAGGGGTTTCCGCTCTCTCTTCCGTCTCCGGCCTCGAATCGAGGAGGCGGTTTCGATTGCAACGCACGCGGATGCGAAACTCCGTCTTCTCCAAGTCTGTCTCCGCGGGAGGCG